TCAGATTTTTCTCCACTGCTCGATGTCCCCACGGTAGGCGGCAAGATGCTCCCTGGCAAGGTTCTCCAGCAGTCCGGAAACGCTCATGCCACGCCCGCCGAGCCTGCGGACGACGGCGTCCAGTTCGTCCCTCACATCCTCACTGACGAACACCGTCTTGCGGTTCCTGATCTTCGGGACGGTGAGGTACGTTTCCCGGTACTCCTCCAGCGAGGCCCTGCGTTGCCTGCCGCTCGTTCTTCTTCTCACGGGGTCTTCCGGTTCCGGCGGGGTGTCCTTTCTTCTCGCCTCCCCGGATACCTCCTCCGCAACGAGCCCGGATGGAATCATCGATTCCGTCACGGAAGCATCCGTACCGGCGGATTCCCCCGGACCGGGTTCCATCATGAGTCTTTCCCACCACTCGTCGTGGCCGGCTCCGGGACTACGGCCGTTCTTTCTGTCTGCGGTTTCGGATACCGCCATTTTCTTCCCTTTCGTTTTTTCAGTCGGTTCACTTTTCATTGTACATGGATTTTAGATGGTTGATACTGTGGGCACGGTCTACCCGTTTGCCCGATTGTCGGAAGCAAATAAAACGATAATAACAAGTGCTGTGAAACGGACGGGTCCGATTGGCGGGGTTTGCCGTGTTATTCATATTGTTGGATCAGTCTGACGGTGATGACTTCACAAATATACGCACCGGAAATTTCCCACTCTTCGGGAACGGATCTGAACGTCTGTTTACTAAAAGCAAATGAATATTAAAATCCGATTTCCATGACATCTGATGACATATAATGACATCTGATGAAGGGGCGGAACCATATCCGGGAACAATCATTTACTTTGCAGATGAAACAAGTACGCATATGGTGTCAAAGGTAGTCATCCTGTCTTGAAATTCAGGACGTTCCGCCGGGATTCACTAAATTGCGGAACGGAATCCGGATCCGAAAAGAGAATGAAACAGATGTCAAACCTGAAATTACAGTGATTATGGAAATAGTGAACATTGAGGCAAGGACCTTCGAGGCGATGCTCTCGGCCTTCCGGACGTTTGCGGACCGGCTGGACACCCTCTGCCGGCTGTACGGCGACATGGAGGAGAAGAAATGGCTGGACAACCAGGAGGTGTGCCTGCTGCTGAAGGTCAGCCCGAGAACCCTGCAGACCCTCCGTGACAACGGCACGCTGGCATACACACAGATCTGCCACAAGACATATTACAAGCCCGGGGACGTGGAAAGTATCATCCGGATAGTGGAGGAGCGCCGCAAGCGGGCTGAAAGTATGGGAAGGTCGATCTGAAAGGCCATGAAAAACGAATGTCGAACAAAAAAAAGATCAAGTCATGATGAATACCGATAACCGTCTGCTCACCCGTGAGAGCAGCGAGCATATAAGAGAGTTCTTCTCCACCGTCGAACGTCTCTCCGTTTCCATGGAGCGTCTCTTTGCCGGCAGGTCACCGGCGATGGCGGGCGAGAACTTCTATACGGACCGCGAACTGGCTGAAAAGCTGAAAGTGAGCCGCCGCAGCCTGCAACAGTACCGTGACAGCGGTCTGCTTGCCTTCACCCGGCTGGGCGGCAAGATACTGTACCGTTCTTCCGACATCGAGAAGCTGCTTGACGGCTGCTACCGGGAGGCGAGAACCAGGCCGGAGGAACTTTAGAAAAGTTCCGTACGGGATCGTGAATGAAGGGGCGGTCGGTTGTCATACCGGTCGCTCCTTCATTTTCTTTCCACCGGATGAACGACTTTAATTTGCTCGTAAAATACTTATACACAGAGTGTTTTTTTTCTTTATGAATTATGATCCGGTGACAACATTGGCATAACATGGCGGGACATGGAAACATTTTTCCGATATGGCAATAAGATACGGGGATTCCATTATAAAAAAAGACTCTTATTTTATTATGTCATTATGTTATTCTGAAATTGGGGCGGGCCGTTCGTGTACCGGTGGGACGATCCGTTCCCGTAATGGCGGCACATTCCGTACTGGTATCATTATCCTCCGGCAATGCCGTTTCCCGGTCTTTTCGGAGTGACCTTATGCCGGCCGGTGACAACCGCATGTCCGTGTGTAAACATGGCGGCGCATAAAAACAGGCACATCCTCCGGGCTTTTGTCCCGTCGGATGCGCCTGTCTCCGTCATGTCATATACAGCCGGACTCCTCCGGCCCATGTCTCTATCTGAGTATCGGATTCGAGAGCAGTATCTTGTAATAGGCCACTCCGCCAATCTCTACCGGCATCCTCGCCATCATGAACTGCACGCTCTTCCTCTCCACCTTCGCCTGCCGCATGAGCCTCTGCACGATAAACCCCGCCGAGAACCTTGCGCATCTTTTGTCCTTCCAGACGATGAACCCCTCGCTGTCGTCGGCCCGGCAGATATACCAGTCACCCGTCTCGTCGTCGTGGGCGAAGTTCACCCGTCCGCCGCCGAGGATTCCTAATTCGATTGACATCGTCTTTGACAGATAGACAGTCCCCCTGCTGTCAAGGTTGATGGTCCGCTTACCCTTGTATGTGACTTCCTGCGGACGGGAGTTTTCCCTGTTGTATACTATCAGTGCCATAATTGTCCTTCTTTTATCGGTTGAACTGTTTTTGTTTTTCAATACATGAAGCTTTCCACCGCCAGCATCTGACTTCTCCATGCGAAACCGCTGTGGGTACGTACCGCGTCCACTATCCTGCATACTTTCTGCGATATGGCCGATGCCGAGATACCCATGCATTCCGCCAGCGCCTTGAACGAGAACTGCGCTTCATAGAACCTGAGCATGAACATCCGGTATTCCTCGTAGGAGAACTTCTGCCTTACGAAACGCAGTATGTCTCTTACCAGCCGCTCGCACCCGTTCAGGTCGTCCTCGGAAAGGAATTTTGCCTCCTCGCCACATCGGAGGAAGAAATCATCTTCAGGGTGTGCATACCGGTTCTCCCTTTTAATCTTTATCAGGGCCGCCTTTTTGTAGCATCCGATGAAATACGCGTCATAGTCCGTTATGTCCTTTCCGGGAACCAGCACCTGCCTTCTTACGAAAAGGTAGGTGTCATGGAAATTGTCCTCGTCCAGCATTCCGTACCGGCGTAACGTCCCTCTCAACCTGTCATAGGATTTTGTGAACCACTCGTTGAACAGTCTTTCCTTTTCTGCGCTCTTGTCTGCCATAACCTTATATTTTTTTGAGTTATACATGGCCTACACGGGTAGGCATTCTTATTTCTTGTGCTTCCTCCAGTTTGTTTTTCGGCGGTCTCCGGCAAGGCTTGCCGTGAAAAAATACGCTCACGCAAAGCGTGAGGAAGATTTTTTCACGAGCAACCAGCCCGCAGGGCCGCCTTGCGGGACCGGCCTGAAAAACAACTATTTTTGCCGCAAGAAATGAGGATGACGGATTCCTTCTGTCTATTGCCTGTCCGGTGAGAATCTAAAATACCATGCAGCTTTTCTGTCTTCGGCATACTTGGAGAAATATTCAAGGATATGGAATGAGAACGGCAATACGTGATATTGCAGAAGGAGCGGAAATGGGATTGGAAACAGGAAGCATGTCCGGGCTTTCATGCGGTTTATACGGCAGTGTTGATTTTGGGGAGGATTACAGGGAAGTGACAGGAAGGTTAGCCGTTCCGGAGAAATTGTATGTGTACGTTTGTTCCTTCTGGAATACGGAGTCTTTTAAAATCATGGAAGACCTCATTCGGGAATGTGTTCCGAACAATACCCCGCCACGGAACGGTTATGACACTTGATATCAGGCTGTAAGCCGTTCCGTAGCTTCAGTATCCCATATCCCATGCATGAATGTGGATCAGGCGGCATTTCACCTCCTTGCCCCGTTTACGGACATGCCGATGCGTTGCCTGCCGGAATTCTCATTCAAGCAGTTTTCGTCCGCCATCATCTTCCAACACACGCATTTGCTGGATGGCTATCCGGTTCAGTCTCACGAGCCGTTCGCCTTGCGGTATGCCCTGGTCTATGAATACGGCGTTCAGGTTTTCCATATTGGAGAGGCAGATCAGTTCATTGATGGAGGCATAGTCACGGATATTGCCCTTCAGACCGGGATTCTGCTCACGCCACATCCTGGCGGTCATCCCGAACATGGCTACGTTGAGCACGTCCGCCTCTTCCGCATAGATGACGCCGGCCTGTGCGGGGGTGACTTCCACCGGTATCAGGTTCTGCCTGATGGCATCGGTATGTATGCGGTAGTTGATCTTTGACAGTTCCCGTTTCGCACTCCAGCCGAGCTGGGCCTGTTCCTCCTCTTTCAACCGCTGGAACTCTTTCAGCAGGTACAGCTTGAATTGAGGGGATACCCACGTGGCGAACTCGAACGCGATATCCTTGTGTGCGTAAGTCCCTCCATAGCGTCCGGCCTTGGCGATGATACCTTTGGAGTTGGTCTTTTCCACCCATTGTTTGACGGAAAGGATGAAACGGTTCAATCCGGCCTCGTTTTTAATTCCCTCGAATTCGGGGGAATTAAAATCCGGATTGTACATCTCCTCCCATATGCCCAGAAACTCGACGGTATTCTTGTTACGCAACCACTTTTCAATAAGGGCGGGACCGTTTTCCATATTGCGGACCATGTCGGTCAGGGAGATATAATCCTTGTCATTGTACGTGATGACTGTCACTTCTGTATTTTGGACTTTAATTTTAGCCATGTTCTTTTAACGGTTATTCGGTTATTATTGGTTCGATGTACAAATGTACGGTGTATTTTCCGGAATGGTCCTCCATATCCGGAAAAGTTTGTGTCACGCCGCCTGTTGCGACAAGCCGTTTCTACCAAGGAAAGGGCAGGCAATACCGGCTGACGTGGATACAGGCGGAACAACTCGCATATGCAATGCAGAGGGAGCAGGAGAGCCTTCACCACAGCCGGAGAGGAAAGCGGTCTCATGCCGGGGTACGGCATGAAAAGAGGCTCCCGGACAGTTCTTTTCCTTGTCGCACATGCACTACGTCGGTCGCAGTTTTCGCCTTCTGAATCCCTTTTACGTCCGTCCCTGCGCTTTCGGAGCGTTTTTCCGGTAGAAAATTTCACCATGCGGAAATTTTCTACCGGAAACCGAAGGGAAAACGCGGAGTCCCGCAGGGACGGACGAACTTTGATGAGGAAGGGGAAAATCGTCCGTTTCATAAATACCATTTCCTCATATGGCATCGCATATTTCCTTCTCCATCTTTTCCAGCTTATGGGACAGGATTTCCATGTCGCTGCTGATCTTCTGGTTGGTTATCCGGGCATATATCTGGGTGGTTTTCAAATCCGTATGCCCCAAAAGACGGCTTACGGTCTCGATGGGCACACCGTGCGAGAGCAGCACGGTGGTGGCGTTCGTATGCCGGGCCACATGATAGGTCAGCCTTATCTTGAAACCGCACTGCCTGCCAAGTTCCTTCAATATGGTGTTGCATCTGCCGTTGCTCGGTACCGGAAATACATGATCGTCCTTGGACAGCCCCTTGTACTTCTCTATGATGCGCTTGGGAACGTCCAGCAGGCGGATGTTGGACTCGGTGTTTGTCTTGCGCCGGCGGGTGATGATCCAGAGGTTGCCGTCGAAGAAGGTCTGGAGCCGGTCGGTCGTCAGCGCCTTCACGTCCGCGTATGCCAGTCCGGTGAACACCGAGAAGATGAAGAGGTCACGTACCAGCTCGCAGGTCCCGCTTTTCACCGGGGCCTCCATCAGCGTCTGTATCTCACGCTCCGTCAAGTAGCCCCGGTCAACGCTCTCGAAGGAGTTGATGTACCCGGCGAAGGGGTTGAAGGGTAGCGCGCCGCTGTTGCGGGCGATGGAGATGACGTGCTTGAGCCCGATCATGTAACCCCATACGGTATTGGTGCGGCATTTCTTCTCCGTACGCAGAAAATACTCGAAGTTGTTGATGAACGTCAGGTTGAGTTCCTTCAGGGGAATGTCGTCACGGCGGTACACTTTCGGGACGAACTCGCAAAGGTGCCTGTATATGGTACGGTAGCGGTTGTATGTTCCCTGCACGCGGCTGTGTCCCACTTTCTTGATGAACTCCTCGTTGTGCTGCTCGAAGAGTTTCAACAGCGTCTCGCGTTTTACGCCCAGCCCGAGGCAGGCGTCCCTCAGCCTGGCGGCGGTGACATAGCCGTCGGACTGCATCAGTTCCTGGTAACGGCGGTTCACGTCCACGCGTATCCGGTCAACCTCCGCATTGATTTTCTGCGCCTCGGCGCTCTTGCCCGTGGCACGTGCCGTTTTCACGTCCCAAAGTTTCGGAGGTACGTCCAGTTTACAACTGAACTGCTTGATTTCACCGTCCACCGTAAGACGGCACATTAGGGGGAGATAGCCGTTGGCTCTCTCGCTGCCCTTCTTCACGTAGAAGAGGATTTTGAAAGTCGATCTGCTCATACTCGTTTTCATACTTTTTTGATCGTTACAAAGTTAATATCAAGCGAGTTGTCCTCAGGTATGAAAAACTGTGCAAATTACTGAAATAGAACCCGTTGTGCCGTTTCTTATTCCCGTTATATCAGTAACGATATGGGAACTGAAGTCTTTCGCTGTTTTTAGCGGATCTCCTTTTTCAGCTTATGCAGTATTATGAGTTAAACACCTAACTGCTTAATAGACTGCATTCTTGCTGTATTATCATCAACCTTGCTTTTTCTTGCTGCGTTTACTTTATTATTTTATGCAAATATGTAAGTCGCATTTGCTCCAGTTACAAAACAGCAACAGCTTTGCGTATGTTATCCAATATCACGGACAACTTACTATCACGCCGAGCGGTCTGCATATCGTAATTGGATTGCATATTCACCCATATGTAAGCAGGTATTCCGGTTGCCGCCTCAATCTTCAATGCGTATTCGGTGGTTATCGGGCGTTTGCCGTTTATCACCTCGTTAAGCACGGAATAAGAAACACCAATTACAGCCGCAAATTTCCTTTGCGACATTCCACGTGATTCTAACTCGTCTTTCAGTATTTCTCCCGGATGTATCGGGGTGGACGGTTGTAGCTCGTGCGGTGCGTAAGTTTTTTTTGTTTCCATATCCACAACTATTTGTAATGATTACTAATATCCAGCAAACGGCAGACTGTTACTATTTGCTCATTCATAACATCCCTAACGGTAAATTCAAGTCGGTATTGCCGATTTATCCGCACGGATGAAATACCTTTCTTATCCCCTTTCAAAACCTCGTAATTGAGTGCATTGTTTCGGAACAAGTCGGTAATGGTATTTGCGGAAGAAAGCACAAAAACTGCCTTTTGATAACCTCTTATCACTTCTGGCTGGTAGCGGTGCTTTTTGTCGTTCGTTCTACCTTCTGTATAGAGTTCACGCAAATAGTCCTTGTCAAATTCAATAATCATATCTTTCCGTTCCTTTGTGCAAAGTTACCTTTTTTGCAAATATTCGCAAATTATCGAACACTTTATTTACACTCAGGGGCTACAATCTGGATTTCCCCCATCGCTAAGCATCTAATAAACTTGGTGATGGATTTTTTTTGCTTCTTTTATAATCGGAATGAACTTCTTTCTATCAATCCCAGGTAAATTGAATTTTGTATTCAGGGATTTGTTATATTAAAGATTTTAACCATCTTTGCTGCATTAAATAATAATCGTTATGTCCATAACAGGTATTAGAGAACTTCTTTCACGTTCAGATGCAAGCGGATCAAAATCCACAATATTGAAACCTTTGACATGGTTCTTAGCACTAATAATTGGAGGTATTTTGACATTACTAAAATTTGGATCGCCTATTTGGTTAACTATAATGCTGGCTGTTATTTTTTGCTTAGGAGTTGCTGTATTCTTTTTTGTTTACATATATTGTTTGATAAATGATAGAGATTCATTAAGAAGTGAAAAATTTACTATTCAAAAACTGGCTATTGAAAAAGGAATTATGGGTGATGATGTGACTGGAATTGCACCATTATCTAATAATCGTCAACCAAACGAATGTAACTCTCGACTATCAAAGGAGGATGGAATATGAAAAAAAGATTTGTAGTTTGTTATAGCGACAACATCCCCAAAGAAAAGGAGATGCATTTTATACAATTTATAAAAGATAATAAATTGGGGTGGTGGCATTGGATTAGTAATATGTGGCTGTTGGTAGATAGTTCTGGTCAAATGACAGCATCAATACTTAGAGACAAAATATGTAAGCTTTATTCTGAAAATCGAGTTATGGTTATTGAATTGGATGGAGATAGAGACACGTGGGCCGGCTTTGGACCAACTCAACCCAAAAATATGTTTGACTGGATAAAACAAAATTGGGGGAAGGATTGAATTTAAATTCCATAACCCAGAATTCCCCATCGCTAAGCATCTAAACTTGGTGATGGGGGATTCTCTCTATTTTTTATAGCACAGTTTACAAGCTCGTTTACCTTGTTGTTTAGCCGTTTCCAAAGAAACCAACTTAACTTCCCCTTTACAATTATCCAGTCCTTTGCAGTTCTTGTTGGAATGGTACACTTTAGCGTATCTACCAGTGCAAATATATACATTTGCCACTTGAGCGGCTCCAGTCAAGGATACCAATAAAGTTACTACTAAAAGTAACTTTAATGTCTGTTTAATTTTTGTGTTCATATAAATTTCTATATATCGTTTGAATTACATAAATCATATAATCGCTCATCTTTGTAAGATAGCACATATTTATACCTGTCAATAGAAACAAAACACGAGAATACACTTCTTCCTAAGTCATCACAAGCAGATGCACTAATGTCTTTTATATTAAAACAATTATATTTATTTACAATTTTCCTGTGAAGTTCCTGTGTGTCATTATTATCATCACTGTAAAATTCTATGCAATAAAATACATTCTTCTTGAAACGAAACAATACCTTATCAAAATACACACCTCCAAAAAAGACGCCCTCTACAGCAAGATATGATGCATGTTTTTCAACTTCATAATCCTGTAAAACCAATTTTCCCATGATTTCATCATAAGAAGATCCAAAACAACATTCATAAAAACAATCTTGAATTTTATTTGCGTTTGCAGATAAACAAGAGAATAAAATAAAAATTAGATATATAATTATTCGTACCATGATATTTATCATTGCTTAACCATCTCAATTTTACCTGTGGCTTTATCAATAATACTGCAACCATCTGTTACATGATATCTTAAATGGCAGCTCAAAAAATAAGATATTATTACAAATGTCAATGTTGCAATCACCAAGCATATCGCTTTTATTTTTCTATATTTATCTTCATCCATAATTATATAATCACCTTGATTTACTTAACATATTCAACAACTTATCTATCTGTTCATCCTTCTTTTTGAGCAGTTCGTGACACTTGTCCAATGCTTCGAGTAGCTTTTCTGTTTCGGACTTATTCACCGTTACCGACTGTCCATGGATATTATCCCCATTCTGATTGGTTTGAACAACGGGGCTATTAAACAATTCGCCATCTCCAGATTTGATCCATTCAATTGATACTTCAGGAAACGCCTCCTTTATTTTAGCAAACAAATTGTTTGGTATCATGATTTTATTGTTGACAATTTGGGAAATTGTCGTTTTATCAGAACCAATTCTTTCAACAAAATCTTGCTGATTTCTGACTCTCTTGTTTTCCTTAAGAGAAGTTATCACATTTCTAAATCTCTGATTTTCTTCCATGTAAACATGCTTTAGTATATTTAACCATTTAATTACAAACAAATTGTTTGTAAATACAAACGGTATGTTTATATTTGCACCGTGATACTACTCTAACAAGTATCACAACGCAACAAAAAAGTTTAATATACAAAAATAATATACATTATGTTAGCGACAAAGCAAAAGCGAAGAAAAAAGACAGTCATTGACGGAATAGTAATGCGCCCTGTCTGGACTGAAACATTTAAGAATTTCAAGGTTGGTGAATCAAAGACATTCTACCGACCGGACCTAACCACAACCCAGGCCCGTGTCATAGCTGCAAGGCTGAACACTTCCACAAACATGAAATTTTCTGTCTCTACTGGAGAGTTGGAAGAATACTGTATTGTAAAACGGGAGGCGTGAGTTATGGGAACTGCATTCACAAGGGAAGAGTTAATGTCCGATACATTATGGCACATCCGAGAAGATCTACAAGAACAGAGAGCCATCTTACAACGACTGGGATATCCTTATCTGAAATGGTTGCAGAAGCAAGGTCTTCTATTCCGAACAAGAAAAGAAGCCAGAGACCTCTGTAATAGTATCAGAGGATTTTTAGGAATGCAAAAGATTACAACTCCGTGCGAAGAGCTTGATATGTCTCTTCTATCCAAAGAAAAGCAGAAAGATAATACTCAATTGTCTCCTCGGAAATTCCCTTGCTCTGCATCGCTGCCTGCCGATCGGAACCAAACGAATGCTGATTGCGACACGCTTCAAGTGCATATTTCACGAACGCACGACGATCATACCAGTTTAGACTTTCAGGTGAACCTGATAAGAAAGAAATAAATAATTCATTTTCATTCATACTGCTTAATTTTTAAAGTTTTCAATCACAAAGTTAAGCAATCCCAGCAGAGGGTAGTGCCTCCGCTGGGAACAAAAAAACAAACAACCCTATGAACGCAGAAATAACATTCTTCGAGAAATCGGTCACCTACGACAAGTTTGTGACGGATATAGCCGCCCGTCTCGCTTCATTCATGAAAGAGGACAAAGACGATCCGGAATATATCTCACAGCGGAGAGCGGAAAGAATATACGGACAGGCAAACATACTCCGCTGGAGAAGATCAGGAGCTATCAAACCAATAATAAGACCGGGTAAGATAGAATATCCAACGGCCCAACTGAAAGAGTTAAGCCGTGTAGACGAGATATTCATCAGATGGCAATTGAGCAAAAAGAAAAAATAAACCAACCGTCGGAGTTTTCCGATATCCGCTCCTTTAGCTCAGACAGGTCAGAGCAGATCACTCATAATGATAAGGTCGCCGGTTCAAGTCCGGCAGGGAGCACCGATATAGACGTTCTTTAACATTGTGGATTAAATCCTGCCTTCCAGTAAATAGGCTTTTGCTTGGGCTGGTAGACGGGTCGTTTCAATCGATCAGCAACAAACTGTATGAGGTTATTGCTTCCGGTGTTGTTTAACCGGTGTTGTCGATGTGAGGTTGGGGCGCGTAACGTTCACTTTCAGATGATCCCTTTCGGTGTTACTCGGTCATGGAGTTGGTCAACCGTCGTTACGAATAAGATATATCCCGGACATGAAGGCGCTACGCTGCTGATTGGATCGGCCTCCGGGAACGAATTAAAAAACGTGATTATGAAAGTACTTATCCAAAAAGAAGTAAAGACAAAACGCTTACGTGAAGTAAGAATCGGGGAAACCTTTAAAAAGGAAATGCACATTGCAGAACAGGTAACAACCCTTTATATCATAGGAATCCCCGTTTTCCGGAAGAAAGAATTATTCAGCGATTAATTCCCTGATCTGATCAAGACTTTGATCTACATACAAAACAGCAGTAGCATCCGGTCTTGAATAGGCAAAATGCACAACAGAACCAGACAAGTCGCTTCTTTCAACATAAGAAATAGAATTAACATTCACGATAAATTTGTCTTTCCCAGAATTTAGTTCAATAAACTTGCTCATTTTCTTAATTTTTTTGATTTGACACTACAAAGTTAAGAAAACCCGGTACAAAGGCGCGAAGCTGTCGATCGGATCGGCTGCCGGGGACAAATTTTTACTCAACTAATTCTTTAATTTTTATTGTTTACAGCTAACGAAGTTGGCAAAACCAACTTATCCGTATCCTCTTGCGACAAGCCGATACGGTTTCTTTTTTGACTCTTTTTATTTCCATACTATATAACTCGTGGCAATCCCTATCCGGGTATCCTTGCGGTGGTTGGTTAAGAAGACCGTATTGCCACATAACAAACATTGATATGAAAGAAATATTTATTCCGCCTTAGAGATGGTTGGGCGGCCAAATAAACAAGGTGAAAATTTTAATTATATCAACGTGTCTCGCCTAAAAAGCTCACCTGGGTTTACACGCGGATCGAGTCCGCGATTGGCCTCAGTTATTTTTTATTGGTTTAGAATAAGTAGTAATATCGCCGTATCGGCCTGTGACAGGTAGATACGGTTTCCTTTTTGAAACAAATTTAAAAATCAACGATATGGAAACAGAAAACAAAATCATCTTTGTGATGGCCTTGCTTATGGCAATAGGCAGTGGTGTCGGGATGTTCTACAACTATTCCCTTGTTCTCTTCTTTGCATGTGGCCTTTCCTTATTATATGCAATACATAAGGAGGAACGGAAATGAAGGAGATCTACATCAAGAACCCGGACGGCGATCTTTGCTACGACGGAGAAGAAACCAATGATCCAGAATTCGACGAAATGTTAGAAGATTGGAGGTTTGAAATGAACACGTACAACTATTAATAAATAAGAATTATGAATGATTTAGTAAAAACTGAAGAGCTTGACGTTCCAGTAAAGCCTAATTTGGCTCCAGTAGAAGATGCTGTATTTACACTTGATCCCCAAAATCCAAACAAGGCCCTGACGGATATTGACAATGCGATCGTTGTTCCCTTACAGGCGAATATGGAAATGTGGAATCCCGTCAGCGAAGGGGATACGATGGTCGGTCTTCTAAACGGTTTTACGGTTTTGCAAATGCAGAGCATGAGCAACCCGGAAACTACCGAAGACGTTGAGTGCGCGATCTTATACACACCCAAAGATGTTGTCGATCCTAAGACTGGAGAAGTACAAGGCCGTAAACTGGCAAAAGTCGGCATTGCGGCCAAACGCGCTGTGTCCTTTCTTAAAAGCGTACCCCGCTCAACCATGTGGACCATACGCTTTACAGGTGAACAGAAGAATAAAAACAACCAATTCAAGTCAAAGACTTTCGAATTTTATCAAATGACGAAAAATGACAGCAGACGAACTCATTAATATGGCGATAGCCGAAGGCATAGATGTCAGTAGCCAGCCGGCATCTGTGCCGATGTCCATAGATTACACGCGGTCATTGAAGGATTATGCCACAGCTGGAGAGATAGCATCTTTTCTTCACGCGCGTAAGAAATCCCATCACATTTACTCTAATACACTTCGCAAGAACGGTATCGTTGTAAAAGAAGATATGGGAAAATACCTTGCATCGAAAGATTATATCAATTCCGGTGCACTCAAAGAGGCCATCAAATCCCCTCTTCATCTTTTTTACGCGGTAGAATCCGGTTGGAAAGACCGCTTGGAGGCTTACGAAAAATCCAAGAACTATTTTGTCCTCGGAGAATTCATTCATCAAGCGATACTCGAACCTCGCAAGTTTTCCAGAGTAGTTGTCGAGCCCGGCTTTAAATTGAATACGAAAGATGGTGTAAAAGGGCTTGTTTCTTTCTGGGAGGACAAACTGGACCAGTCCCAAGAAGAAGATGGCGCACCTGATAAAGAGAAAATCAAGAATATTGTAGTTCAAGGAGGTTTCGATCTGGACAAAATGGACGGCCTTAAACAATATTACGCGGCACTCAAAGCAGCTTCCGGTTTCCAAGCCATAGACGAACCAAACAAACTAATAGTGGATATTATGTACTCGAACTATCGTCGTTACGGAGACGGTTTGTTTTTCGAGCTACTGAAGCATAGCAAAAGGGAAACATCCATCTACTATCAAGATCCAATCTATTCAATTCCGCAGAGAATTCGCCCTGATGCAATGCAGTTTGAAGAAAATATAGGAGCCAATACTATAATTTCAGTGAAGTCCACCAGAGCCGAAAGTATCGGACATTTTACATATCAAACTGCCAAACTCTGTTACGAACTTTCAGAAGGAATGTACTTAGATGTTGCCAGTGCTGTTACAGGTCGGGATTTTAGAAGTACGATCATGATAATGGTTCAAACTATCCCGCCTTTTGGTATTGCAGCATTCGTTTGGGACCCGGAAGATCTCGAAATTGGTAAATACAAATACCGTCAAGCCTTACAAACCGTAGCCGAATGCCGGGAGAAAGGTTTGTATCCTGGATATGATGCGTATGCCGAATCCGGAAATTTTGGGCTTATCTCTATGAAACAACCGGAATGGAACACAAAAGAACTTCATCCGGTAGATATTGATAATTAATTATTAAATCCTCATAATATGGACAAATTTTTAGGACAGGAACAACCCGAAGAAGATAGATGGCAATTTATTCAGGACAATGCCGATGCAATTGAAGAAATTGGTTATACCCATCGTTTTACACCCGAAGAATTAGCACAGAAAAAAGAATCTCTTGCTGAAACTTCTATTGAAATCAACGACATCGAAGAAGAAAAGAAAGAAGTCATGCAAGAATACAAGAAGCAACTGGAGCCTCTTTTGAAACAAAAGAAACAACTTCTTGAGCACATCAAGAAGGGATCGGAGTTCAGAGAGAACGAGCAATGTGCCAAAATTCTTTATCACGACGAAAGGATGGTTGGATATTACAACAAACTCGGAGAGCTGGTTTATTCCCGCCCTATTATGCCGCAAGAAATGCAAAAAACAATTTTCAAAACATTAAAAACAGGAACAAATGACTGAAAACAAATTGAACGTAGTTGTGCCGAAAGACTATAACGGCAAACCTATCGAAGTAGTATTGCGTGAAGGTGAAGCGCCCGTAGCACTTGACCCAAAAGAACAGGAAAGAGTAGTTATCAATGGAACGATAGATGCACCTCTCAGATGGTTGGAAAAGCGTGTCGAACTGATTAATCAGAAATCGACCAATATCATCGTAAACCGTGATAAGATGGGGATAGCATTAACTATTGATGAAACCAACTACTATCAGACTGAAATCAAAGGTATTTTACAGGCTTCCAAGGAAATGCAGGAGTTCGGTATCAATACTGATAAAAAATGGGAGCCTATTAAGCTATCCCAGTTCTTCAAGATGCACCGTGCTTTCTTCAAGGACAAATCTGAAAACATGATACTGGTTTCCACTTTGAAGAACTTTAAAGCAAAGGTAAACCAAGACATTGAGCGCAGCAAGGAGGAAAACGGCAGCAAAGTTGACAGCTACTCGCAGGTGGTTGATTCCAATCTGCCGAAATCATTCAAACTGAACATCCCTCTTTTTAAAGGCTTTGCCTGTGAAGAAATCGAAGTTGAGATTTACGCGGATGTAGACGGTAGAGACGTATCTCTTTCCTTAGTATCTGCCGGTGCGAATGAAGCTATCGAGGAATACAAGAATAAAGTGATTGACGAACAACTGGATGCTATCAGACAGATTGCACCAGATATTGTAATCATAGAAGTTTGATTATGGAAGATTATTATGATTATATCCCCGATTGGGCGATAATAGAAAAGTAGTTGGTTTTTCATGGTATTTAGAATCTTTACCGCGAAGAGCCTGTGAAGGCGTAAGCGGTAAACTTGGGCGGCCAGTAATCAGGGATGAAACATTACGGAGTGCGCACGATGTAAAGAGGCCGGTTCGATGCCGGCGTCGCCCACAAACCCTTTTAGTGAAAACCTTCAAAAAAATGTCAGAAGTAGAGCGAAGATAGCGCAGGTGTTTTCCGCACGGCATCGGTTAGCCGTTGACTCTATCTGAAAGGTGATGCGAAATTGACATAGAAGGTATGACGGAAGTGAGCAGCACTTTAACTGCACCTTGTATGTGCCCCGGATAACATGGTCCGGGGCTTTAAAATGAAGCTAATTTTATACATCATGAATATAGAAACAATCAACAATTGGACAGAGGCGCTTTCTCTGGTTGTCTTGATCTTAGGTATCATGGCTATTCTTTACATTGGATTATGTCTCATTAATCAAAAAAGAAACAGAAAATGGTAAATAGTAAACAATGCAAGGAAGCAAAGCCTAAACGTCTCTCTATCTCCCTGCTTCAGCAGAGATTGGACAAAGTTTTTTCCGAATACATCCGTCTACGAGATGCAAATGAAAACGGTTTCTGCCGATGTGCAACATGTGGCGAAATGTGGAGATGGCAAATAATGCAAAACGGTCATTACATAAGCCGACAGCATATAAAAACCAGATACGACGAAAGGAACTGTCATTCACAATGTTTTAATTGCAATATCGGCTTACGAGGCAACTTAGATCGGTATAAGCGATTTATCATAGAAAAATACGGGGTAAAGGTTCTTGAAGAACTGGAAACAGCCAAGAAAGTCATTGAAAAATGGACCATTTCTGATTATCAGGAGAAGATCAAATATTACAAAGCTGAAGTCAATCGGCTAAGAAAAGAGAAAGGACTTTAAAATGGCAAAGACCGGATTCCCCTTTTATAGAGCCGAGACAGATCGTTTTCAGGATATCCGGATCAAACGACTAAAAAAAGAGTTTAAAGGAGCCGGCTATGCTGTTTACTCATATATACTCAATGAAATCTACCGAGTAAAAGGTTGCTTCCTGGAGTGGGACGAAAGTACTGCCTTTGACGTATCTGAATACTGGGATCTGAAGGAAAGCCAAGTTGAAGAAATTGTGAAATACTGTTGTGCAATCGGGCTATTTGATAAAGGACTATTCACAAACGGGAGAGTAATAACATCACGGGCAATTCAGATAAGATACATTGAGATGAATAAGCTGGCAAAAAGAAATAGTTTTGATATTCCAGACAACATCTGTCTTATTCAAGAAGAAATGCAAAAACTTCCAGAAAAAACAAGAAAACTTCTGGAAGTTTCAGACAAAGTAGAGTATAGTAGAGAAAAGAAAAGTAAAGAAAAGTATCCTCCCCCTCTATCCCCCGCAGGGGGAAATGGAGGATGCGGAAATAATCTTTTTTCTAAAGATTCCAATACAGATGGGATAGAAAGAAACTTCGAAGGACTGACCAACAGGCTGAACAGATTATTTATCCCTCCAGACGAGTTCAACATCATTTGCCAATTGTCGAACAATGGAGAAATAGGGCATCCCATTTGGACCATAATCCAAGCTGCTGAACGAGGAGGAGCTCGGCTGCACTCTCCCGGCAAATATATTATTTCAGAACTCAAAAAAGCAATCAAGAAATGAAAATCAATGTTTTCAAAACTCAATGTAAAATAGGTTCATCTGTCAAATACAAACAGAAAACAAGAAAAGTTGTCGACATAAACCGAAGTACCAATGAGGTTTGTTTAGACCACCGTCTGTGGGTTCGTTGTACAGAGGTTGAGTTATTAACATCGGAATAAAAAATATATGATCATGCAAAAAGACTGGAAATTAGAAGAAATAAAGCGTCTCGAAAAGGAACGCGACAGGAACTTGGCAATACACTGTAACTATGTGGCTGCCAAACATCAAAGACTGATCGACAGACTGGAAAAGGAAATCAATCAAGACACGAAACATTAATACATCTATAACTACCTAAAATTTAAAAACAATGAATGTTAACATCAAAAATTTAAACCTGTCGGTAATCATGCCGGCGATCACCAAGAGTGGCCAACCCGTATGTAACGACCGCGTATCATCTGAAAAGGACAAAGTAGAGCACGCCAGCGGACTGTATCTAATCTACGAAGACGGACACGCAGAGCCGTTTACCGGCGATAACTCCAAAGATTGTGTACGATACATCGGGTTGAAGCACGGATACATGTCATTTGCAATCTCACTGACGGAGCATGATAGCGTACAATTGCTTGACGATGATAGCCGTGAAGAATCCGGAAGTGGGACATATTACGAACGTGAATGTGATGCGCTGTTTGACATTGACGGACGCGGCAATACGGAACGCCTTGTAGCCAGAAATCCAAAATTGAGAAATCTGCTGGAAGATGGCGAGTATATACCATCTCTTGGTCAATTAAATTTAATGGCCCATCATATGGACGAACTAAACAAAGCATTCGCTTATGTTTCGGCATCTCCCCTCTCCTCGGCGTGGTATTGGTCCAGTACCGAGTTCAGCCAGGGCAACGCATGGTACGTGCACTTCTCCAATGGCTACACGCACAACACCTACAAGTGCAGTAGTTACAGGGTTCGGGCGGTGGCAGCATTCACTTTTAAACTTTAATCTTTTGGTGCGCTCCTTTTGGAGCGTGCCTTTAAAAATCAACATTACACAGAGAAGGCAACAAAAAAAAGAAATCAAGATGGGACAAGTTAAAGGTTTTAATGACATAATTGCTGATTATTTGAAACAACGAGCAGAAGAAGATACCCTGTTTGCTCCAAAGTTTGCCAATCCCAATAAGAGTATTGATGAATGCTGCCGTTACATTTTAGGAGAGGCTCGTAAACGAGGAACTGCTGTTGCAATGAGTGACTCGGAAGTCTTTGGACTGGCCGTGCACTACTATGATGAAAAGGATATCAAGATAGAAAAAGTTTCTGCCGGTTGTTCTGTTTCTTCTTCTCAGAAAGTAAAACTAACAGAAGAAGAGAAGAAAATAGCCCGTGAAGTGGCTATCAAACGGTTAGCCGAAGAGCAATACCAATTGCTTAAAAAGAAGTCGGCGAAAAAGAAAGCAGATACAAATGTCCAACAAATGAGCCTGTTTTGATATGAAGCCGAGAACGAAATTGGAAAAGCTGGTGACGGAGTTAAGCGGAAAACTGCCTGCCATCACGAAGGGACAGGAAGACTGGGCCAAAAAGCATCTGTTTGATCATTTTGCCTACAAATGTAAGGATGAGCTATGGTGTTCCGAATGTGGTAAGATGTGGGTCAATACGAGTAAAGATAAATTGGGTGACAAAATCGAATGCCCTTATTGCCATCATCAATTGGACGTAAAGGTCAGCCGGAAGCAGAAGATCCATGAAGAGGCGTATATGTCCATCCTGCAAGTGAAAGGCGGGTTCCAGGTGATCCGGCATATACTATGTTGGAAAAATATTCGGAAGGAAACTTCTCCGGTGTGTTATGATTTTACAGAAGTGGTTCAAGAGTGGATTCGTGAAGACGGAAAACGTACGATCATAGCCCGACCGATTAATATGGGCAGTAACGGATTTGTATATAGTTCACCTCTCAGTATCAAAGGAAAATATGGAAGTACCCCCTATAACTATTACGGTGATTTATATGCGATACATGGAGAGCTTTATCCAAGGAAAGAATTACTGCCGGAATTAAAAAAACGGGGACTGAATCGACGGTTCCCAGATGTAACCCCGTCGAAATTGATACGTGACTTATTGAAAGGTGGTAACGATTCGGAATTGTGTCTGAAGACCGGGCAAATCCCCATGCTGAAGCATATGTATAGAAACGGCTTCTCCCTACTTCGCTATAAACCGTCGTTCAACATCTGCAACCGCAACCATTACATCATTAAGGACGCTTCTATGTGGGAAGATTATATGTCTTTGCTGTCTTACTTTGGTAAAGATATGCGTAACGCCCACTATGTCTGCCCTAAGAACCTGAAAACTGCACATGATAAACTACTAAAGATAAAACAGGTACGTGAAGCCAGGTTGAGACAGGAAAGGGATCGAGCACAATCTATCAGTAAGCGTGAAAAGTTAATGAAGGATATAGCCGGCTTCTACGAGCGGATGGAAAAGTTCTTCGGATTGAGAATCGAAGAAGAGGATATAATCATCCGCCCTTTGGAAAGTGTCACCCAGTTTTATCAGGAAGGTAAGGCCATGCACCATTGTGTGTATCAGAACGGATACTACAGACGGCCGGAATGCCTGATATTGTCGGCAAAGGACACGGCTGGAAAACGATTGGAGACGATAGAGGTAAACTTGAATACACTGGATATCGTCCAGTCCCGATCCTTCTGTAACGGCGTAAGCGAGTATCACGATCAGATAGTAAAACTGGTGAAAAAGAATATAAATCTGATTCGTCGTAAAATGATTGCATAAATAAAGTAAACAATGAGGTACGCATTAAGAAAGCAGGATAAGATTGCGGCTGCAATAGGTGATGATTATTTGAAAAATCATATCCTCAAAAGCCTTGATAGTTTCTTCCGAAAGAGCAATGATGAATGTATAATCAGTTCTGTTGAATTGGACACCTATCAAACCGAATCAGGAGAAAGTTATGCCGTGTTAAGAGTTAATGACCTTGCAGATGATAACGCAATGTTGGAATTTGCCGTAGTGGGTCAGCAATTCGATGTATTAAAACTGGCCTTTTTGGGCAGAATGAAAGGATAGAACAATGAAACTAAAAATCAAACAAATACAGGAGGTAAAGAAATGACAAAAATAAAATTGAAAACAAATAAAACAAAAAAAAGCAGGCTGTATAGCCTGCTGAAATATGTGAAGTTAAGAATAAGCAAGGGTGGATTCGAACCACCGACCTTCGTTTGAAACGATGCTCTAACCCCTGAGCTACAAGGAAAACATCCAAATGTTAATTTGGACGAATCAAAGCTATCTAGAATTACTTTGATGTTGCTACAGAGATTTTGATAATCCCCTTTCATGTAACAAGTGGTACAAAGGTATGAAAAAGATTTAAATCATAAAAATAAAAAGAATGAAAATAAGACAAACTAAAAAATTATGAGTGATTTATACTTCAACGATAAACGCTTTGTTGGCCACAGTAAAATTAGTGATATATTTTTTTTGCTTCCGGCGATAATGTGGTACATGGAGCACGAAAGGATTAAAGATGCAGACGCGTTCGTGATATGTGCGCATTGGCTTTGTTTTCAGTGCGGGTTATTTATCCGGTGTAAAAGAAAAATTAAAAATAATTGAGCCTTGGGCGGCTTTGTAAAACCCATATTCATATGAGCGATTTTAAATCACGTCTGGTTGAAGAACAAGAGCAACTCGAAGAAAGGCTTAACAAGCTGAATGAATTTAATCAAAGTGAAAAGGTCAATGCGATTGATCCGGTACATAAGTCTATTTTGATTATACAGGCCAGAGCGATGCAAACCTATAACGAGTGCCTGAAAGCCAGATTGGGACGATTGTAATTATGCTGCGGGATAGTCTGATAGCTATCCCGCACTAATAACTAAAAAGAACTGAGTCTAATGGATAAGATACAACAATCAATAGATTTTCTCCGGAAGTTGGAAACGGACGAACCGTTTTATCTTGGTTTCTCCGGCGGTAAAGATAGTGTCGTTATTTTGGATCTGGCCGAACGTGCTGGAGTTCGTTTCACCGCTACCTATGCCAACACGACGGTGGATCCACCGGGTACAATCTCTTTCATCAAAAATAATTATCCGCAAGTGGTTATTCGGCATCCGGAAAAATCATTTTTTCAGCTTGTAAGCGAAAAAGGTTTTCCATCCCGGATGCGCAGGTTCTGCTGCGAAAAACTAAAGGAGCGATATGGTATAGGTAAAAGGACGATTGAAGGTATGCGAGCAGAAGAAAGTTCGAAACGTGCATTGTATGAGCCGGAGCAGTGTGATAGTAGAAAGTGGATGAAGGGTGCAAAACATATTTTACCGATCTTATCCTGGACGGAAAATGATGTATGGCGGTATATCCGTAAGCGTGGATTGCCTTATTCAAAATATTACGATCCACCTTACTGTTTAACCAGACATGGTTGTGTAGGTTGCCCTCTGGCTCCGGTACATCAAATGCAGGCAGAATACAAATTGTTCCCCGGTTACGCCCGGCAGATGATCCGATCAATCGGAAAGTACATGGATAATAAACCGGACAATGCAATAGCGAGAAACTTCTCTGATCCTTACGAGGCATTTTATTTCTACCTGAATGAGATGTCGATGCAAGATATACGACGATTAAAGAAAGGTTTGTTTGGATTCAATGCCAAACAAATTATTGAAAAAGAAATATTTCAAACTAAAAAGAACTAAGTCATGGATAACGAGTATGTCTACTACAATAAGCCAACACCTAAAGAGCCTATTTTTCTGGATGAAATAGAAGCCAGCCTCCCGATGTGGGAAAATAAACCACCGGCATGGAAAGGTTCTTCTTCCAAATCCGGAAGAAGCGAAAAACAGATCAAGAAAGATCGTAAGAAGAAGAAAATGAATAAGCGTAATCATAAAAAATAACTAATAAAAAGATGAAAGTTAAAAAGTTACTGATAGGACGACTATATAAATGTACCTATCCTAACAGGGAAGGTGAATATGTATATGTCGGTGAGCATCTGATTGGGTATTGTTTCAATGGATGTGGAGGAAATCGAAACATAGCCATGAGTGAAAGAATGGTTGAAAAGCACATCCATGAGACGGATTAAGCTCAAATCACGAAATAATTGGCTGAACGCCACTATTAGTAATGGCGTCGTGGATCACGACGCCCTCTGGTTTACAATGGCTTATTATTGCACCCAGGATTGATATAACGAAAGAATAAATATTATGAAGTGTCACTATGTATACGATAAGGAAGTAGGTCGCGTCTTAATACCAGGCTGTTGGTCTGTCGTTATGAGCAACGATATAAAAGATTGCACTTGCACTGTTGAGCCAATATCCACTGCTGGCTTTGAGCGCAAACGGTACAATGAAGAGATCAGAAAACGAAATGCCATAATAAAAGATCTACGTCGGCAAGTGGAATATCTTCAAAATGAACTGGATAATACAATTAAATTATTAACAACTAAAAAAAATAAGCTATGACCTGGAAAGAATTAAAAGACAAAATATCCCTTATGACAGAAGAAGAGCAACAGCAGGAAGTTGCAGTTTGGGGAGAAGATATCAGTTTGAGAAACAAAGATTGCTCTTTGGAGAAAACAAACGAGGCTTTGTACTACGATCCTAAATGGGATTATGCTCTTGAAGAGAGCGAATTGGAGCCAGAAGACAAGGATAATCCTGATGTATATAAGATATGTGAAGCAGGAGTGTATTATATTTCAATTTAAAAAATAGCGAATCATGATAACGAAAGAACAAGTTAAAGAAATATTGACAAAAAATCCGGCAGGAATTACAAAAGAAGAGTTGAAATTTGTTTTTGGCATATTCTGCTTATCAATCAAAGAATATGAAAAATCAGAACATAATCTTTGGTTTGAAGTACATTTCGAACGCATATACATCGCTCAAATTCGATATGGTATAAAAGGTGGGATGTCTTTTAGTAACGAATATGTAAATATGGGAGATGGATGTCATGGAGTAACAATGGGAACAGTGAATAATACAGCCGATCTATTAAAAATATTCATCAATATGTTTTACGACAATTTATTGAAACAAGCCAACTATGCTCCTTTATATAACGAAGAGACATCTCAATTCGAATCCCTTGAACAAGCTCAAGAATATTTGGAATATGTTCAATCTATACTGTAAAATTTAAAAAAAAGTGAATGCAGACGGCAATCTGGCATCCACTTTATTCAATCATATAAAAACGCTTGACCTCGTTTAAAAACAGCAAGACTCCTCATCTTGCAAGTGATTGATTTTTTACAAAAGTAACTTTTATTTTTGTTAGTAACAAGATTACCCAGTTATTATTTAAAAAAGGTATGAATATAGATACTGAATTTAACGTAGGAGATAGCGTATGCTATCTGAGCGGGGATAACATTATCCATACAACTATAAGCAAAATAATCATCGAAATATCCTATGCTGATGATAATTTCTTTATGGTTTATAAGCTGTCAGATGGACTTAGTGTACCCAGAAACAATTATCCCAAATGGGATAAAAGACTTTTCAAAGACAAAGAGAGTTTGATAAAATATTTATCTGAATCATAACTACTAAAGAATATGAATATGGAACCATTGATAAGATTGGTGGGATTAAAGGGGTGCAGTGGTGATACTTATGCTTATTTTTCCCGTGATAAAGAAAATGTGAAAAAAGCGTTGGAATTGGGGATAGCCTGTACCGGAGCGGACGATAACGGAGCCTTTAACATATATTTTAATGACTCTGAGGAACTTTGTTGTGAGTATATGAGATATTGTGTTACCAAAGAGTTTAAAAAAGCCGCTTCTATTGAAGAGGCTGTTGAATGGATGGATCAACTAATGAACTAAAAATTAAATAGAAATGAAACAAAAGAAATTACATATATCTTTTGACTTAGTATAATTGGCAAAACGAAAAGTACAAATTTTCAAAACGAAAGAGGATGTAAATTAAACTGTGTCAGCAAAGAATAAAATATTAACTTTGCTAACACAGTTTTTCATACATAAAAATCCGCTAACCGCCACTCTGTTTCGAGTAAAAAGATCGTTACTTAGGATGCTCGTAGTTTCTTAAGAGTTGATTTGTCAGAGGATTGCTCCATCGAATTGAATGTCTTTTTCCGGAAAGGAGAAAGGCCTCGGATTAATGGTTTTGTTCATTATAACACTAAAACTAAATTAAGGTTACCAACAAATCTGTTGTAACGAAGAAGATGGCCCATCAGTACATAACTTACCTTTTTCATCGAAGAATAATCGATCCATACAGACCACTCTATCCCAATTCGGTTTTTGGCAATGCACATCAGCATGGCGATGATAAACAATATACAGATCACCATTCGGAGCCTCTACTATCGAATTGTGTCCCGGTGCAGAAACCCCTTTAGGAAGATCCGTAGTCAAAAGAGGATTATCCTCACTCTTTACCCAAGGCCCCAGTGGACTATCCGCATAAGAAACCCCTACTCCATAAAACTCATAGCCGGTATCATTGGCGGAATAAGTCATATAATACTTTCCATTCTTTTTAAACACATAAGCACCTTCATTGCATCGGTTCCTATCCCAGTTAACCTTTTCCCATGTTTGCGAAGCGCCAGATATAAAAACAGGTTCCCCCATCAATCCGGAAAGGTCTTTTTTTAATTTCACCCCATAAAGTTCACCAGTAGCCAACGTATCCTGCATTCCATTTTTGCTGAAATATACATAAGGCGTCCCGTCATCATCAACAAAAATGTCTGCATCAATGGCAGAATAGCCCAAGTCGAACCAAGGAGTATAAAGATCTATAAACGGTCCTCCCGGCTTTTCACTGACAGCAAGACAAGTAAGCATCCGATCCAAATCTTTCATATAACAACTGTAAGTCATATAAAACCGCCCTTCGTAATATTTCACCTCTGGAGCCCAAAAGCCATAACAGCCGATGTGATCCTTTGGTTTACGATACAAAAGACCTTGATACTTCCACCTAATCAGGTCGGAAGAAATATAATAAGCAAATCCTTCTCCTTCCGGCAATGCAGTCGTACCTGTCAGGTAATATAAACCACCGGCTTTATAGATAAAAGGATCAGCTATATACAATTCAGTACTGTCCGTTGTTTTTAAAGGATTCTCATAACACCTTAACTTCCTATCCGATATTTGATGACAAGAAAACAAAAAAACACTCGACAATACAAGCATCGTTTGATAAAAAAACTTCATATAAATGTTATTTTTGCAAAATATCCAGTAAATGTACTTCTATTTTTCTAATAACAAAACTATTTCCGATTCCTTTTTAAATGAACCCTAATCACATATTTGACAAACTACCGCTAAACTGAAAATTTAGCGGTAGTAGTTCACCAAATCCTATAATATCCCCCAATCCCTACATATGGAGATAAGCCATCTCGACCAATCCCATAACCGGCCATGATACCTATTCCCCAGCGACGGGATGACTGCCGTTTCGTGATATACATTGTTTCCTGAAAAACATCAATACTATCAAGCGACGGATTGTATCCCGATACCCAAGCATGATAATCGTCCGTCAAGTATTCTTTCTGAGTGATCGGTACCGGCACATAGATCGTGTCAATCTTATCCTGCCCTTTCTCTTTAATGACGATCGGATAGGGTATTTCGACCTCTCCTACTTCGATTTCAAAGGAAGCTACCGGCAGAACCGTTCTCAAGGTGTCAATTACCGTATCACGTTCAATTTGTACATTTTTTACACATGTACTCCGAATATGGTAGCCCGCTATAAAGCTGGCTACCAACCCGATCAACAATAGTGTGACATACCAGGATTTCATAGCAAAATCCATCCTGTTATAACATCCGGCATATCAGCTTCTACGCCGTTTTCAACATACGACATAGCAGCGACAATGCGAATCATTATCTCTCTGTTCTCAGGATATACAAGCTCGTCAGCTGGAATACCGCTTCTTTCTGCCACCACCCTGATATAATTCTCCGTATGGTTCTCGTTTGTCGGAGCCCACCGGCTAATCATCTTGCGGATGGTGTCCAGTTTGTAATTGCGGATATAATTCCGTAAGATTACGAACATCGCCCGGTATCCGTAAGCCATTGTTGTAAATTGCTTAAACGACTTATCCTTGCTTGGTCTCACCTCGCCCTGAAATAAGTCGCCATTGATCCGGATATTTCCGGGATTGTTATTTCTTAAGCCTCTCGGCAAATTATTCTTCTTCATATTATTTATCTCCTTTATTACTTGAATTTTTGATAATCTTAATCAGTTCTTCCGCATCTTTCGATACTGCGCATTGAACGATCCTTTCTACGATATCGGCAATTTCCCCGGCATGAGCCTTCTTCTTCTTGCTATTTTCCACAACCGATCGTCCTTCAATAAGTAATATTCCCAAAGTAACCACGATCACACAATAAGGGATGGCATACCAAGGGAAAAACAGCCCCAACACGTCAATCAAGACAGCAAAGAGGACTACTCGCAGGTAATCTACGATCTTGGCAATTGTCTTCCTAAGCGACCGGCTGGAAATAGGTTCTTTATTCACCCTTGCTGCATCCAGTCCCGTCCACATGTCAATGAACGAGGCTACGATTGTCAAGATAGCACAGATAAAAATAATAGTAGTCCCATGCGTTATATCCTGGGTAATGTTCAAATGAATGATACGTTCCATACTTACGCTAAAATTAAAAGTGACAGATAGGTACTTGTTAATGCTGCAACTTCGATCCAGAACATCGGTTTAGTGTACAGAAAATCCGATATAATGCAATCGTTTTCATTTCGCACCATCATGGCCACGGTATAACCCACATACGCTATCCAAACCATCAAACACCACGGACAGTTACAGGCTACCCAAGCCTGCGAACCCACAAGGCAAAGTATAGCCCCCATTTTGTGTATGCCCCCCTCGACGATATCCTTGAAGTTTGGAGCAGCCCCAATGAAGAACATACCGGCACAAGCTAAGAATGCCAGCCATTCTGTGCCCGGCTTACTTACTTCCAGCACGGCCGGCATCAACAATCCGGCAGTCAGCCACATTGTAGCCATAAACCAGTGATCGTGTTCCAGTTTGTAATAGGTTGCACTGATAGAGTAAGGTACACCTTTTGCCTTTATACAAACTGCTGCCGTATAAACTGCGATAACCAAAAAAGAAATAATTAATAATAACATGATTTTCAAACTTTAATGTTTAACTTTGTTTCCGGAGACCCTCGGTCCCCTAATTTTCTTTTTTTACAGCCTCCAATCTGTGATAGCCTGGAGGCTGTTTTATTATTCTTTCGCCACCGAACATTTTATATCTCCATTTGTTTTAAAAGAAAATACCCAACCTGGGGTTGGCGATTATCAATAATTTTTTCTGAATATACATTTGCTGTCTTTCTGCTGTGACAGCCCAAAGACAGTGTCACTAATTTATTAATACGGCCTTGCAGGCGGAGTGAAGTTTGATGTCCAACGGGCAATATTACTGATGCGAAACTCGTCAATCATACCGTTCAGATACAATCCATAATCCCGATATTTTCCGATCATTAAAGAACTATAGTACCCTGAAACCATCGTTGATGTGAAACCAGACGCATACACTCCATTTACATACACTTTCCAATATCGAGATTGTGACCTGACGATCGCAAGATGAACCCACTGATCCCGTGGCATCGTAAAATAGCATATTGCATCCCCTCGGGTTCCACCATACTGCAATCCAAAGAAAATGCGTCCGTCAGATTCCTCCATTATATCAAAGCTGTAACTTCCACCACCATCGCCTTTTGACATTATACCGTTTTTCACACCACTTTTCAGTTTAATCCAAAAATCGACGGTATAGTTTGGATATAGGGACTCGTTTATGGCATTCGTTCCACTTATCTTTACATACCCGTTTCCTGAAAACGAAACGCAATTCTTGAATTTTCCCACTACATAGGACATATTACTACCAACATAAGGCTTGCCTGAGGCTTCATCTTTCAATGATCCATCAAAATGTAGCAACAGCAAAGTATTCTTGTCTACTTTCTTCCGTCCCATCATCGACCGTCTCATCTACGCCCTCCTTTCTTACGATAAGAGGTCGTAACTTCTTTATTTAGAGAGTATTTTACCCCCCCCCCGTTTGACTTTTAATAACATAACCTGTTTCATTGCTTTACCTCCTGTACAATTGTGGGCAAGTCTTTCAAGTCGTTCGGATAACCTGTAACGGTTGTCAGAATGCAGAGATAGATCACACCGTATTGTTCATAATATTTGTCTTTCTCGAATGCCATACCCTGCACGTATGGAATAGGATCATCAAGCGTGCCTGCGTGCTCAGCTTCAACGATCTTATACAGTGAAGCAGTTTCTATGCCCGGTTTCCAATCGGCTTGCAGCTTGTGCTTTTGTATCACTTCAAACAAAGTGTCGCTTTCTCCTTCCACTACTCGAAGCCGGAAGCCTATTTCAACTTCCTTGCCAAACTCCGCATCTTTCTCACCCCAAATGGGGAATAAGACCTGCATCTCCAACGCTTGGCTGGCTGTGAGAGACACGCTGTTCATCATCGTACGGGCAAAGGTCACTGCCTGCGCTTCCGGGGATTTAGCGATTGCCTTATCTGCTTTAGTTTGCAAGGCTGCCGTTGTTGTATGGATCATTTCAGGATAGCCTTCCACCACGATAGCTTCGACCTCCTCGGCTGTTTGGGCGGCATCGATACGGGATAGCAAGCGGTCTGTCACCCTGCCGCATTGCTCCGAATAGTCCGCTATTTCGTCAAGAGCAACCGTTAAGATATTCGAGGCGTAAAGATGACCGCCTACTTCGACTTCTTCCTGCCGGCCACACTTATCCTTCACTTGCAGGGTGTTCGAGACATATGCGTCCTGTTCATCAATATAATAATGATGGATGTCTTTGTCGTAGATTTCCTGCCGTTTGGCATCACGGGCACGCCAGAGCAATTCTTCCGGAGTCGGTTCAGGTTCCGGAGCGGGCTGCATGTGCCAACACTCCAACGGGGTTGCATCCGGATGTTCGTTGTGGTACTGTTCCTGTTCTTCTGAGAGCGGAAGATAAGCCCCAACCTCATAATCGTCTATATCTGTACTTATGAGATAGGAATCAGGAAGTTTTACTTTCGTTTTCCAAAAATTAATGTCTTTATGAATGTATATCATATTGCTATTCTTAATTGTGATAATATAAACAAATTATACCCTGTCCTCCTTTTCCTCCTTTACGTGACAGACTACCACCTCCTCCGCCACCAGCTCCAATGCCACCATTTCCGCCATTCGTAGGATTGCTTGACCCTGAATTTCCACCATTTCCACCTGATTCAAGACCTGCCGCCCCACCACCTGCTCCAGACCCATCCGAACCAGATCCGTTCGAGCCTTTCCCCGAAGTTCCACCTCCTCCAAATAGGCCAATAGGAATAAGTACATTGTTATATTTATATCCTGTACCACCTTGATAAGATTGACTATTTCCACCTTTATAACCGCCCATACCATCTGCATTACTTACACTGTTTCCACCGGTCATTCCTGACGATGAATTTCCATTACCCGACATAGATGCGCCTGAACCACCAGCATAACCGTAAGAACCATTCCAATAACCAGGAGAGCCTCCACCATTATTACAAATCGCGATATCGGAAGATGGGTTTTCTACCAACTTTGATAGAATGGTATATATACTGTCTGGTATTTTAGAGCCATTACCAAGCCCTCCTGCTCCCTCACTATTACCTCTTTGCCCTCCAGCACAGATTATCGTATCCCCGTTTATTTCAAGAGTTGTACTATCCCCATCAGTTTGTGCATTTACAGGCTTTGCAATTTTACAAGTCAAAGTTTTCGGTAGCAAAGAGATTTTTATATTACGAGCAAATGCTATTGTTCCAGAAGCTCCACCGCCACCACTGTTTGTGCCACCTCCGCCGCCACCTCCAACGATTAGCAAATCCACAAACTTATATTTTTTCTCTATTATATAATTCTGTTGGATACCTAAAGGACTTACCAGCTTTACCAATTTAGGCACTGTATTATATAGATTACCTGATATCAATCTACGTTTCATCTCTTCCTGTTTTGAATTATACCCTAACTACTATTATCCCGTGTTCTTTCTTCAAGGATACACCTGTCGGTTTCCCGTTCGGTAACGTTACACTTGATTCCTCGGACTGCCAGCCAGAACCATTAGGGACCGGTTGGTCAAAGTCCGACCCGGAACTGTTCAAGATCGACAGATAGAATTCTTGCATTTCCGGTACGCTGGCGATATCGGCAAAGTTGATCGCTTGCGGGGATTTGCTTGTGTATTTGAAGCGAAGGTTATACGGTGATGACGGAAGAGCCGCCAGAGACTCGACATCGACATACTCTTTCAGCCTCAAAGAGTCCGATACCTTCGTTTTCTCTTCATTGCTGTAATTATTATCCGTATGGACATAAGCAGCGTCCTTGACCGTATGGTCGTCATTCTGTAACTGGGATAGCCTTGTCGGAATCGCCTGCTGGACATTTGTGATGCTCTGGTTCAGCCCGGCGATGATCCCTTGCAACGTCTGTGTGTCCTCTACGTTGGCAAGGAAAGCGATGATCTCGTTAAATGACTCGATGGCACTCGATGCGTCACCCGAAACGAGCGTGTTGACTTGCTGCTGCAAGGCTGTCAGCGCGTTCCTGATTTCCGTGTCGTCGTAGCTTTCCCCGTCCTGTCCTTCGGCTACCACACCCGTATCCTCTTCGCCTATTTTCCAATGCTTGGTTTCCGGATCGATCGAAGGAACCGGGGCATCGTTTCCCCGAAGGTTCGGGGTGTCAAACTTACCTTCAGCCGTCGTGATCGTCAGGATATAGGTCGTGGCATCATTCGTTTTAACTGTGACCTTCACCTCCTGCATGACGGCCGGCAACTGGGCAAACGTATGAACGCCATCAGCCAGCTTCATGTTGAATTTACCGTTTTCCAAACGTTCAAATAACCAGACTGATGTAGGGTAGACGGTTGCGTTATCGGCCCATTCAGCCGTCGTCAGTTCGATCTGTTGATAAATAAATGCACCTTTCTTACTCATTGCTTAAATATCCTTGTTTTATCGTTCGTACTGATTCATTGTAATAATTGGCTCCTGTCAGATAAACATTACCGGGCAAGGCTGTACCGCTGCCGGATTCCTGCCACGAGGCTTTTCCCCCGGCAAGATCATAAAGCCGGTAGAATACATATTCGCCATCTTCCGCTACACGCATATCATCACCGATACGAAAATTGATGGTTGTACCGTCGGTATTGACATAGCTCAATGTATTTTCGTCCGGGATAGCCTCCAACGTCGGGATCTCCGGTTTGTTCTTGATATAATTGGGCGATTCCTTTCCTGAGAGCCAATCAGGGCGAATACCGGAAACGATCCCTTCTGCAGCCTCGGCGGCAGTGTTGGCCCGATCAGCTGCCTCATTGGCTTTTTGAATAGAAATCTCTGTACTTGTTTCCCGTTTGGTTTCTTGACTTTGACGAATTTCCTCCTGGTTCTGGCGAACCACTTCCGCCGCTTCCCGCTCTTCTTCTGATACTCCACGGACTATTTCAGCCGCTTCCCGTACGGCTTCGGCCTTGATACGTTGCTCTTCGGATAAAGTACGAAGCGATTCAGCCTCGACACGGACTGATTCCGACTCTTTGCGTATGCTCTCGGCCTTCGTCCTTTCAACTTCTGTTTCCGTTCTTGTCTGTTCCGCCCTTACCCGACTGGCTTCTACCTGAACGCGAGACGATTCAGATTCTATCCTTGCTGTTTCGGCTTCCTTGCGCAAGTTTTCAGATGTATTTCGCTCACTCTCACTTGTTTTGCGTATGGTTTCAGCCTCCTTACGGACCGTTTCCGATTCCTTGCGTTCTGTTTCGGCGGTTTGTCGCTCTGATTCATTGCTTCTGCGAAGAGCTTCCGCCTCGGTCCGTTTCGTCTCGGAATTCTTACGGGCAATCTCGGAAGTGGAACGTTCCTGCTCAGCGGCAACCCTTTCGATCTCCGCTTCTATACGTGCTGCTTCCGCCTTGATTCGCTCCGCCTCCTGTTCACAGACTTCCACGTTCGTTTGTTCGGTAGCCTCGGCGGCCGCATTGGCCCGGTCCGCCCCGGCATTGGCTACCTCGGCAGCTTCCAGTGCCGGAGCCTGGAACTCGGTCAGTACATCATCCGGCAATTCATGCCAAAGTTCTGCAATCTGGTCTTTCGTCAAGTCCGTAAAGTGCCAGCGAAGATCATCAATGGCAATTAACGACCGCCAGGCCGTATCTTCCTCGCTCTTATATTTCCACTCCAAACCGGTGTCACCTTTGCGAAACTCCGGGGTTTCGCCCGCGTCACCTTTCAAATAGGACAATTGTATCAACGTCTTCCATTCGGACGGTTCGCCACCGGAAACACTCACCTTACGCCACTGGATGGCCGTTCGGTCCGCATCGACCTGGAACTCGACATCATGACCGTCCACACCTTTCAATATCTCAACGGCTACGCGGACCAGCTTGTAACTTGCTCCCAGGGATTGCAGGACGGGAAGTGACGTTATACCGGAAAGGCTCTTTACTTCCTCCCATTCGCCCGGATCCTTCGAATTGCTCGATATGAGCTTTTCGACCTCGACCGCGATCTTTTGTAAGTCTTCTATCGTGAGTATCTTACCGTCCGATGTAATTATATCGCCTACTGCCATACATGTTCCATTTTTTATTTAAAGTTCATTCCGCATCCGAAACCTGTACCGTCATTTGCTTCTTTTCCTGGAGCTTCTCTATCAGAATAGCAACAATACTTTTTTGTTCTTCACCCGTCAATGCATCCGGATCAGAAAGCGACAAGGTCAGACGTTTTCCTTCCGAGTAGTTCATATACCCTACCTGTTTGCCGTCCTTCTTTATGTAAGATACAAACGAATGTTTGTTTTCCGAGAGGTCATGGGTTGCCATATATTCGGCCGACACATTACCGGATTGGACTGTTCCGTTTGATGTCAATACCTGTGTTTCCATATGCCTACTTTTTTTCTATCAGTTCTACAATCTGTCCATATCCTCCCGGATTGAGCACCGCAGCGGCCTGCTTGACCAAAGCTGCTTCCTCGGCCGTCAGCTCCACTACGCCTTTTGCCTTGGATATCTTGCAATACAATTCATAGGAGGCAAGCTTCTGTTTCGCGACCATCTCGGCATCCGACGACGGACGGATAAAATCCCCGCTGAAAAGAAGCAGGCTTACCGTTTCATCTATCATCTTGGCTTTTTCTTCCTCGCCTTTTCTTTCTTTTATCTCTTCCCCGTTCCAAGCTTTGAACGGCACATGCAAATTCAGTTTCATAAATTTCTATTTTTTTGAGATTAAAAATTATCTGTATTAAAATCAACCGAACGTGGCTTTGTACAAGCAACGGCTATGCCATTGTCAAATACAAACCAAGTATCGCTGTTATCTATTCTATAAGCCCCTTTTAAGCCCCCTCTCACATTCCCTTTCGGACTCTTGGTGAAATATCCATCTGAATAGATATAGCCATCAAACCAAGCAGCCCAAACAGTGTCTCCGGATGGGTAAGAAGGAGATTGTTTGCTAGAACCATAAATCGCTGCTGAACCGGGAGCACGTCCTATCGCTTTCACTCCAAAACGGCCTTGTGTGGACGCTCCAAATGCGACATCAACCAATCCGTCATTATTATTACCATAACCCATTTTTATAGTGCGGGATTTATCCCCGAAATAATCCAAACCTTCCCATACAAGACGATTATTTATTATCTTGAAAAGGCCAATCTGGCCACCGTTCGCCGTAATTGTCCCGCTAAACGTCCCGTTTTTGGCAGTCATATTTCCAGATCCGTCTATGCTGAAGCCACTATTAACAGTAGTATAACCTTCCAAATGTATCTGGTCTGCACCTATTGCGACCGTGCTTAACTGCTTGCCTACATATGTGGAAACATAAGCCTGAGTCACCAGCCCCCTATCGTTAACTTCTTCCGCAAAAAGCGAAGCGAATCCCGACTTGGTGATGAAACCAGAGGCCTTTACATATCGGTCCAAATTGTTCACGTCAGTCGTTACCGCCTCAATACTATCCGCCTGGATGTCGATCTGGCTTTGCAGTTGTTGTTTAAGACTGTTAGTCCCGTTTTGGTATTCTGAATAGGTCACACGGGCATTGATATCGTCCGCCATGATACTAAGCTGGCTGTCATAGCGGCTCGTGATCACTCCTTCGGAATCCTTGATCTGTTTCGTGGCCCATAGCTTGATCCGCTCCTCGCTCTGCTCTATGCCGGTGGCAAGGTAGAGGAACGCGTCAGCCGCACTATCGTTACGGAGCGTCACGCCGTATATCAGTATTTCTCCTGTAAAAGCAATGTCGAAATCACCTTTCTCATCCCACATACCGGTATGGTAATAAAGGGTATAACCGCCCGAAGGAGGCAAACTTTCTTCTTTGTAAAGTTCCGATCCGGACACCCCGGCACGCAATGTACCTGCCCTTAATACCCGGTAATGGAAAGAGAAAGAATAGGTGTATTTTCCATCCTCGCTCGGATTGGAATGCATCGGGATATCCATTAAGTCGTTTGCCTGACCGGCACTACTGTTCAGAATCCTCAAGACACGACGGTTTCCGTCACGGTACATACCAACATACGTTTCTTTATCCACATAGAAAGAGGACGGCAGCCAAAGCCATCCATCTTTGACTGGGATGTAATGCACCAGGCTCTTCGTATCCCAATAATAGGTGTTGGACGCAAACGAAGGGTTCCGGAGGATATTCCCCTTTTCCCCAGATATATCATTTCGTACACCCTCTATCTCGCTACGGAGCTTGCCTTCCATCACTTCGAATGTCTGCTCAATGGTGCTTCCGTCTTCCAGGTAATAGGTGCTATGCTGAAAGATACCACCATTAATATAGATGCCATGCCCTGTAAGGGTACGCCCGTTGACCGTCAGCCCCCCCAGATTCCCGATGCGGACCTTCGTATTGTCGGCTATGAGTTGCGGACTGGTTACTTCATCGAGCACATCTATATAAGGAGCATAATCGTCGGAAGAAGTCAAATAGATAAGCCCCTGGCGATTCTTCTCCTCAAGGTTCCCCATACGGAACGCTACGTCACCTGCCTTTGGCACGCTCCCGCCCTCGATCACTTTAAGGTCGAACCTCTCCGATGTCACGTTTTCCACTTCGGCAAACAAGTAACGGATTCCACCTTTCCCGTCCCGTTGCTGGATACGAACAAGGTCACCATCCCGAAGATTCATGAACATTTCGCCCCCCATATCGTCCATCTCACAGCGATAACGACGTGTTCCGAGCGGAGTGACCGTCTTTATCTTGTTAAAATCTGACACGATATGGGAACCGTTCAGCCCCAACACTTGGGAATAAACCAGCTCGTAGACTTTAAATGTCTTCCGCACCGTCCAGTTGTCCACCGTACCGGAAGCTGTAGGCGAATCAATACGCCAGCCATAACCGAACATACCGGAAGCAAAATCACGGCTGCCTATGGAGTTTCCTATAATTGCATCCGAACGGATCACAGCCGATTCACCTTCAATACCACCATCAGCCGTAATTTTCCAACCATTTCCCCCTTCAATACCGGTCAAAAAGTCAGGTGAACCGATACTTTCATGAAATCGGATGTTTCCTAATGCGTAATCGTCTATATCTTTACGGATAAACATGCCATCCATTTCTATAATGGCACCACGTATAGCGTCTTCTATCTCCTTCAGTGCCCGAAGTGCCGTAAAAGCATTCGTATCCGATGGCCGGATATCATCGTTCAGCTTTATATGATAAATACCACTGCCACTACCACCAGTCCCCGGAGTACCGATACTCGCGATTACTTCTGGCTTAATTTTAAGTATAAGATTGTCATTTTCAACCTCATACAACAAATCACCCTTATCTTCATCTAACTGATATCTCATTGTATTTTCGGAAGGACTTGAACTGCTATTTTCAACATTCGCTCAGCGACATTAGGCATCTCGAATATATTATATACCAAATAAGCACAAGCGTAACAAATCGCGGGCATTAATGATTCACCGTAATTCGAAAGACTATCATCAGATAAGTCCGTCATGCTTTTTACATAATTGAAATATTGTAATTCACCGGATGGAAAACATTCTATACACAGCCCTGTCTTATTATAAGAAAAAACGCATGAAGGTTTATTTACACCACTTCGGGTAACGGCATTGTGTTGAATTTTATAGTCTTCACTTCCAAATGGAGAAACTCTCTGGACCTCTCTTTTCCATCCCGAAAGACGTAGAGACACAAAACGTAAAAAATCTTGCGGTAAAGGAATTACCGTACAACCTTCACTACTTGTTCCGCCAGATGTCATATTTCCGGTGTTCAACAAAGCAATAGAGACATTTTCATCCTGTGCTATGAGATTTATAGCATCAGGTATAACAGATTCTATATACTCTGCCAGCTTTACTGTATCTTCTGATAACAATGAGAGATTTTCTTCCTCGCCTATCTCATTCATTATCGCTCTGGTTTTATCTATTATACCCTGCTTTGTCATGATTATCTCATATTAGGGAATGATACACTCTTTTTCTTGGCCGCTTCTTTTACATCCTGTTTACTCTTCAGAGAATCTAACTGGACACCATGCTTGGTGACTAACACGTTTATAGCATCCTGAACACGCGTAATGTAATTATACTCTTTTACCTTACCGTTGCTTGCTACTCTCTCTTTAGACTGCATAGGCGAAATTACTTCAAGAAAGAAAAGCTCACCATACCTTGGGTCTGACTCTATTGCATCTTGCAACCGTTTGTCAGAAGTTACAAATCTCGCAGATACCCGTGATACCCCAGATGGAACACCTCCTGTAAATTCAATACGTCTTGGAATACCACCTACATTAATAATCGTCGAAAGTTCGGCAGACGATGTACCATATATTTTCTTATACATAACCTTATCTCTATCTAAAAAGGGAGAATCTAAAAAATGCAGAATCTCCCTTTTCTAATTAAACATTAATTATCAGGCTCCGATATAGACATCTCCATCATACTTTACCCATTTTGTCCCATTCCACTGAGCCAACATACCGGCCTTCAACTCATCGTTGGTTCCAGTCGATGCGACATCCTTCTTCAAGTACAGGATAGCGCCTTCCTTATTTCCCTCACTTGGCAAAGTCGCACCATCATTTGTTTTTGCCTTTACAAGATCTGGTTCCGCATCATTGAAACCGGACGTGTTCGGCTTGATCAGCAGATGACTGTATCCTTTCAACGTTAAACAGTCTGTCTGAATCGTAACATTGCGTTCAGCAGCTTCGCCCTGCGTTTCCATATTGATATTCCGTCGCTCCTCCTCCATTTTGTAGAGAACCAACATATCAAGATCAAGACAAATACCGATCTCCGACAAACCAACTTCGTCCAGAATAGGCAAATGGACAACATTCATCGTTCCGAAAGAGCTTTCGAAGGCTTGGAATTTGATACCCCATTTCTCTCTGGATTTCACATTAATATCTTTCGTCAACGTGTAATCGACTGTCATCATATCTTCCAACAAATCCTTGCCGACACCTACAAAGGCTTCCTTGCTTCCGTTGTTACCGGTAAATTTCATTTTGGTAATACCGATAAAATCCGCAAAGCTGAACTTACCTTTCGTATATTCATAGTGTTTCTTGATGGACCACATGATACCCTCCTGAAAATACACGTTTTCAATTCCACGATTCGGATATTGCGCATCCTTGATCGCGATCTTACCCTTGATACCCAGCAAATAGGACACTTCGCATTTGCGACGGAATTCCCAAAGGTCATTTTCCATCACATCTTCCTTATCCCAGGCCACCTTTTTCTTTACATTCTCAAAATATTCGGTAAACTTGGTGTTGGACATCTTCCGCTGCATATAGACTTCGCGAGGCGTAGGCGCCTGATTGGTCGGAGGACAGAACAACTGGCTTTCGCTGCCGGCCTTGGCCATACAATACAAGGCCGTGCCCTCCGGAATAGAAGGAACATAACATTCCACGTCTGCCGGGTTTTGCTTTTTCCCATTAATGGCTACAACTACTGGAAGCCCCGACGAAGCATCCAGTGCCACAACATAAAGCATCAGATCCACACCGGGAGTGACCGTCGAACCGTCGCTTGCATAACCGTCCACTCCACGAACGTTGATTGTGTCATATACGTTAAACACACTGCCGTCCGCTGCATCAATAGGCAATGCTACACGTTTTTTACTTGCAGACTCCGTATGTTCAGCGTTCGTGATACAAGTGATACGGGAAGCATCGATATTATAATGCTTGACAACATAATTCGTTTTTCTCTTTTTCTTTGCCGCTTTTCGGGCAATCGTGTCAATCGGGAAAAAATCAGGACGGAATTTCGCAATATCCTCGTCTATGTCTTCAGCTATGATATCGCCCGTTTCACCACCTCTTTCCAAAGTGGTCACAGAAGTATCCTGCCCTCCTAACTGTGTTTGCAAACCCTCATGGCCTTCCGTAGCCGTACCCCCTTCTGGTGCTGGCGGAGCAACAGTCACCCCTTCAGCCATAAGGACAGATGCATCTCCAAACGCAATCCCAAGAATCATTAACACCAAGGATAAAATAAATCCCTTTTCGTTTCTCACATAATTTACAAATTTTCCCATCGCTTTACTTATTAAAAATTGATTAATCATTCCATACGCTCGACTTGTAAGAAGGCTTTTTTTCGGCACGTTTAACCGTTGAAGCGGTGCTTGCCCCTAATCTTGGCAATCCGTCACCGGCATTATCCTTTCTCATCCTGTCAATCTTTTGATTTCTCCCTGCAACAACACCAGACTGAAAGGATTCTTCAATATCTGTCTTATAATTCATGCCATTGTACAACATTTCCAACAGTTCGGTAGTGTAGTTCCCTTTGAAAATGGGCTCAAGTATCCGGCTGTAGGCACTGTCAAGAAATTCATCGATATCGATTTTTCTGGATGTGGCAAATTCATCCAGAACCGGTAAACTTGCTTCAATATTTACATCGTATTCCTCTTTGCTTTTACGCATGGATTCCAATTCCTCCATACGCTCTTTCTCGGCATTCTGCAAATCATTCCACTCGTCCGAACCTTCTTCTGCTCCCAAAATATCCTTTCCGAAATATCGTACAAGAGCCGAAGTTGCCCCCCTTTTGCCGCCAGCCATGTCCGAAAGGACTTGTGCAAGGCGCGGATCTTTTGAAAGTATTTCGGTCATGCGCTCCTGTGATTCGTCATTCTTTTGCCGATAATCAAGCATGTCAGAATAAACAGAGTCTTCGTCTTCACCGTAAGACTCTCCCATACGAGAACGCATATAATCCAAATAAGCCTGTTTCTTGGAAGGTTTATTTGTCGCCCCTGAAGATTCCACAGGTACTTTTTCTTCTTCGTTTCCTACATTATTATCCATGAAATAATATTTAAAGTATTACTTTAGCAAAGTAAAGACATTATTTTGTGGTTTAATATGTTATAATGCTATATATTTGAGCCATTATAACAAACCAAAGCATTTTTTCATGGCAAAAACAGAGAACTGGCAAAAAAAAGATGATGTATTTAAGGCATACGAAAGGGCAATAAAAGAATTGGGGGATGTCGCACGCCGGGTTCCCAAAAATACGATCATAGAAAAAGCGATGTCTTATCCGGCTCCAAGGTATTACATCACCTTAGAAGTCGCTATCAGAAACATATCGCTTATGTATAGAGGGATACAACCGGACATGTACAACCCCATGAAAATAGACATGTACGACAGTATTTTCAGGAAATTTGTTGCAAAAGGGCTAAAATATCCGGGATATAGCTATTTGGAAACCATCATCAATAATGAAGCTCCTTCTTTCTATATCGAAAAAAGGCAATTTGTACGCATTATTAATGACAAATTAAAAAGAAAATGATCCTGGTATTCATATTTATCCTTTTTTATTCCCTATCACGGTACTACGATCTAAGCGATTACGGACTGTCCTCCGGATTCCGATATTGGCAACTGATTGCATACAATTTCATACATCTGACCTTTATGCACATGTTCTTCAATTCAATCGGATACCTGATATATAAGCCGGTGATTGCAGAATATTATGGACGCAAAGCCCCAATTATAGTAATACCAATATCTGTAATCCTGTCTTCTGCAATCTTTTGCTCTGAAAAACCGACATTCGGCGCATCAACCATCATATTTTCCATGATCGGCATGTATTTAAGCAAGATATGGCAAGATGGACATTCGAAGCGACAGAAATATACAATCATGCTGCTTATAATGTTAATAATGCAGTCAATATTCGGCTATAATGTCATTAATTGGAAAATACACATTTCAGCTTTAGCAATCTCATTCATTTTATCTCGATTATGCACGACATTCACAATGATTTCGAGATCGAAAATATCTTGGAAGAAAACAGAAAAAGACACGAAATAATAAACGCACCATACAATCCAGTCACCGGTCTTGGCGCCGTAGGGGAACGAAAAAAGATTTCAATAAAAGACTCCCCTATTGGCGATATGTATTTACCGGTTGAATTGATAAAAGAAAACCTGTTTATCCGTAGACTCGCCAAATACGGATTCAAAGGATATATTATCCGATTTATTAAAGAAGTGGAGTATTCCGAAGAAGCCCTAAACCAGCTTTGGATTGAATTTATAAAATATCGGATAATATACGATTTTGAATACTGGGCCTATTCATTCATCTTTATAAAAGATAAAGTGAGCCCAAAAGATATCCCATTTAAACTAAACCGTGCGCAAAGAAGAGTACTGAATAAACTTGAAAAACTACGAAAGGCCGGAAAGCCTATCAAGTTTATCCTCTTAAAAGCACGACAGTGGGGAGGATCAACACTCGTCCAAATTTATATGCTTTGGATAATGCTCGTACACCGTCGAAACTGGAATACCGTCATTTGTGGAGATGTGGAAACACAGTCAAGAAACGTTCGGGCAATGATCACAAAGGCTTTAAACAAATACCCTTCTTATCTGCTTGGAGAAACGGTTAAATTCACACCCTTTGAAGGTTCAAGCAAAAACAAAGTCATTCAAAACACAAATTGTGTTGTCTCGATCGGATCTTTCCAAAAACCCGATACACTTCGAAGCGGTGACATATCAGGAGCTCACCTAACCGAAATTGGACTTTGGAGAGCTACACCAGGCAAAAAGCCGGAGGACCTTATCCAGTCTATATCCGGTTCCATTTATGATACAGCATATACGATTTTAGGGTTGGAAAGTACGGCAAAAGGCGTTGGTAATTTTTTTCATCGTACATGGCAACAGGCTGTCAAAGGTAAAAATAACCTGCTCCCCATTTTTGTAGCATGGTTTGATATTGATATTTATTCAATCCCTATTGATAACCACGAAGAGTTTATCCATTCTATGGACGAATACGAATGGGACCTTTGGAAACTGGGAGCTACACTGGAAGCTATTGCTTGGTATAGAGAAAAAAAGAAAGACATGAAAGATATTTGGCGTATGAATTCTGAATATCCAAGCACTCCAACAGAAGCCTTTCAATCTACCGGCCGACGACGTTTCCGGCTTTCAGACACGCTCAAACTACGCGAAACTTGCATCGATCCTATTTTTCATGGTGAAATTTCAGGTTCGGAAGAAACGGGTGTAGAAAGCCTTCAGAATCTTCGGTTGTCAAAAGAAGAAATAGGCTGCTTGTCCATTTGGAAAATGCCGGATAAATCAAAACGATATCGAAATCGTTATATTGTCGTTATGGATGTAGGGGGAGTTTCAGATGAAGCCGACTACACGGATATCACCGTCTTTGATCGCTATTGGATGATGGACGGAGGCATCCCGGAAGTGGTAGCCGAATGGCACGGCCATATCGACCATGATAAAGGCGCTTGGAAGGCTGTACAGATGGCAACATTTTATGCTGACGAGGAGGATGCTATGGTTGTAATAGAAAGTAACACGCTTGAAACAGAAGGCACGGAAGGCAATAATTTCGAATACATCTTAGACGAGATAGCAGGGCATTACTCCAATCTCTACTGTCGCACCCCGGCCGACCAAATCAGACAAGGCGCCCCAGCAAAATGGGGATTTCACACCAACACATCAACCAAGCCTATGGTTATCTCCCATCAAGCAAAAGCAATACGGGATTCTTTATACATCGAAAGATGCGAGGAAGCCGTAGACGAACACGACACATTTGAAATCAAAGAAGATGGTAAAACAATGGGAGCTGTTGAAGGAATGCATGATGACAGACTCATGACTCGTGCTATCGGCGTATGGATCTGCTATCGGATAGGTCTTCCATTTGCCGTAAATACCCCAATAGCTACACCAACCCGTAAAGTCATATCGGAAGCTACAATATGAAACGAGGCAAGATCGGAAATGATCTTGCCTCGTTATTTAAAATTATGCCCGGATTTGACCTATGACCTCAGAAGGAATTCCCTGAAGTTGCGCCATACGACCTTCCTCTTGGGCCTGCAACATCTCCGCTTCATCCCGCTTAATACTTTCCAAGATACGTTCAGCAAACGGAAGCGACGAATTTTCAAGCAATTGCTTGACATTTATTGCCTGATTTTTGTAAAGCTCCATCAAGAACTCATTCATCACCATTTGATAAACCGGAGTATTAGAACCTTCCGTAATATAGACATCTATTTCTGAATCTTGCACCTTTTCCGGATCATACCATTTACTTTCTTTCGAATAGTCCGATCCGGCAAGGTCTATATATCGAGCAGAAGTATAAAATTGCTGAATCGTCTTCATTACTTTATTGTCTCGCTTCTTTTGAAAATTACGAAAAGAATCAAGCAAGCCTTTAACATTCATACTTGAATTCTGAACCTGCTGGGCATAAAGCGAAGATGGCGTATTAGAAGATGGCGTTTGGCCTTGCATTGCAGAATTTACACCAGAAATATCATTGATAAGTTTCAATTGTAAGTTCAATAGTTCGTAATCTCCGGCAACAGCCGCAGATCCGTTATATTGATGAACGATATTCTGTATATTCTGGCCCTGTTTAAGACGAACAAAAAGCACACCATTATAACGCACATATTCATCTACAATCTGCTCCCGGCTCATTCCCTGAAAAGCATCTTCATCCACAATGAGAAGTCCTTTCGCAGTAGACGAACGAATAAAATCGATCATCGTAAGCGTCCGGTTTATGTACTTTTGCTGATCAATAAAGTCATCAACAAAATTAAAGACTTTACCATTGACAAACGGATAAATGTTCAATATGTAATTATGCTCTTTATGCCAGTAAGGTGAACGCCCTTCCTGTAACACATCTCCGAACGGAGTCATGTAACGATAGTACCAATATTGCTCAATTGAATAGGTATATTCCACAAGAAGCACATCTTCCGGGTCCATGCCGTTAGCTAACGCTTCTTCCATACGCTGCTTATTTAAAACATCTATCGATTTTCTGTCGGAAAGATTGGAATACCACCATTCCCCACTCAATAGGTCACGGCAAAAAAGTGCTTCCCGACTTTCCTTTTTCCAAACAAGAATCACCCGGCAAAGATCTGGACGGGACGGCATATAAAAATCCATATTTTTGTTCTGGTCCCCTTGTAATCCAAACGAATCAGCCCAGGTAGCCCCGTTATGATCACCGTAAATCCGATAAATATCATCACAGGTTGTTTTATCACGGGCAAATGCGGCCACAATATCCGAAAGAGTCATATCATACATTTCCCCGATAATACGAAGATCCCATGTCCGAGGATCTTCTATATCCGTGTTGAAGAATAACCGATAAGTATTGGTTGGATAAACCCACACATCCAAATTTTGTTTAGCCGGATTCATGCCGTACTCTACCCGTTGGGCACATAACCCTGAAAGCATAAGATTCGTCAAACTTGCAGCATCCATTTCCGTCGTTTCGTTGATCTGATGGCAATACTCAATTGCAATGCTCATCATTTCTCCAATCTTACTTTCCCTTTTGTCCCTAACAACACAAACGGGCTTCGTTTGGTTATTTCGGAATTGTCCGTCGATATTTTTCAAAATCGGGCGAATGACATTGTTTTTCAAAGGCACTTTACCCTGCGATCGAATATATGCACTTTCTGTCACTTTCTTCCCACTTGCTGGATCAATAACAAGATCGCCCCATTGATCTTCAAATCCATACATCTGGGAACGTGCAGCCTTCTTGCGAACCTCACTAAGTCCCCACCAAGCATTTTCAGCCTCTTTCAGCACATCTGTAGCCTTTGTCAAACTAATAGCTGACCGGGTGCGACCACCCCGCTCCACTCCCGGTTTCAATCTACGGTTATAAAACTTTCTATTCATCTCCTATTTTGTCTAATTCGTTAATCATCATTTCTTTTGTCTTTCTCGCCTGTTCGTAAAGAGCTTTCTTTTCTTCTCCATCCATCAAGCGGGCCATATCATACATACTTTCAATCGCTTTTTTATAAAAGCCGGTCGTTTGATAACGTCGGTATGCACGACTATTGGCAAAGGATTTGTAATTACCCGACAGGTCCTTACCCCCTTCGAGCCCTTTACGGTACATCCTATCCCTACTCTGCATCTCTTCATACTCTTTCACGTAATGGTTATAGCGTTCGTTTGTATAATTACGCGGAACCATATTTTCTGTGTCATAGGTCAGCCCGCTCACAACTGGGATATTCCTAAGCTGCACATCTCCGGTTACTGCGCCTTCCACCGTTTTGTAACATTGAGCAATGGCTTTACCTACGCCACCTAAGTACTGTTCGAAAAGGTACTCTACGGCAGAAGGATTCAAAAGAGCATAATCCAATTTTCCTTTAGAGGCATAATCGCCTCCCGACAGACTATTCAGCCGTTCGGAGGCTTTGATTATCGCTTTGCTGGTTCCAGTCGTTACCTTATGATATTCTGGAACATACTTATTAAACTCGTTGCGCCCCGTGATCCGTTTCCCGAAAAAGTTCTGATTCCAAAGGTATGCATCGGTGATCGGGGTAAACATATCCGGAGTAAATACTCGTATTGCTGTTTCTAGCCAATTATCTGAGCCTTCAGCTTCGAATGAGAAGGGAAGCAGTGTCATCATCCTGCCCGTCACATCAGCAGTAAAGCTGCGCCCCTTATATTCACCACGAAGATATTGTGCACTCATATCACCCAATCCATACAAAGCACGAAGTTCCACAGATAAGGGCAAAAGAACATATTTTCCTTCTCCTACCGGAATAATCACATTGTTTTGCCGTACATAATCTGGGATCTCGTTATATTCATCGTTATCCCCCAACAGAAGGTCCGTCAACATACAATAGGCAAATCCCAGTGTTGCCCACATGGCGATCGCCGCCGAAGCACGGCCAGGATTTGCTTTCGCTGCACCAAGGAAATTATGCGATCCCTGAACGGCCGCATTAAAGAAGAAATAGAAGTTCTGCGCACACACAGCACCCATTGCTCCACTTCCTCTCCGATTGAAGTTCACGGATGCTTCCTTGGCCGCGCTAATACTTTGTAGTTCCGACATGCCGGTTTCTTTGGCAGCCAGATAAGTCGCAAAGCGGGACGTGTTTTCTATAATAGAGTTGACGGTTTCGAAATAACCTCCCAGCATATTGAACACATCTTTTACTTGTAACCTACCGCCAGCACTTTTACGAACCATCCGGTCAACCTCACGTTTATACTTTTCATACCCCATAACTGCTACAAATCCCGTACGTCCACCACCTTTCAAAAAGGTTTCGTAAGACGAACGCATTTGTTTGGCTTTCGCCCCCTTTTCCTCAAAGCCAAACGAAACACGCGCAATACACCTTATGGCCGGTATGATATTTTTCAGATATCGGCCTTCGAATCCAGCTCCGTATCTTACGAAATTCATCGTATTGGTATAGAACAAATCACGGACAAAATTTCGTATGATGAAGTTCACAGAGCGTGAGGTGTAATTAAGCATCATAAACTGCCGGATCCGGTTCAGTGCTTTTAACACACTATTATTCAAATTCTGGTTATTTAGCCCATTAATAGCTTGTGATACACGAGGATCTCCATTGATGTAAACAAGCAAATCACGGCCTCCTTCTTTTACACGGACAGTATGTTGTTTCTCTTGCCAATCCTTGACGGGGACACCGAGGGTAAGCACTTCGCGACGAGTCTTCGCCTCACCTTTCTCCCGCAGATCCTTCATCTTTTCCTCGAAATCATTAATGATCTTGGCATTTTCTGCCGGATCTTCCACCAGACCTTCGGCCGAAACAGCCTCCCACATAGGATTGCCTTCCGCATCTACTCCACTTTTTACGTACCACTGGTTAGAAACTGCAGCTGCTTTTGTCTTACTATTTCTTACCAGATTGGCAAAACGGAGTTTTGTCAGATTCTTATACCCCATCATCGTAGCGCTTTCGTAATCATGAGCGATGTTGGCAAGTACGGCACCAGCCCTTGACTTACGCCCACGGGCTTTCTTTATCGGGTTCGACACAATATCCTTGTCCGCATCGAAATAGTCGAACAGGTCGCCGGCCGTCGTTTCATCCCATTCCTTTAAAGGGATATAATATTCGTACATATTCTGCAGATTATCCCTCTCCTCACGGCCGATCAAGTTCGTCTGGTACATCTTTTCCAGCGTTGCCTGTGTGGCAGCTTCCACCGCTTTCCATAGGCCATTAGTGCTGTGGCTATTCTCATATTTTTCAGCCCAGTCTTTCAGCTTTTGCTCTTCCATCATATCAGAATCAAAAATTTCTTTACTAAGAGCTGTAAGACCGGAGAAGTCCTTCAATTCAAGCGACATCCGTTTCTTCTCTATAAGGTCAGACGTTTCATTTTCCCTTTCCTCTATTCTCTTATCAACGGTCTTTCTCATGTTTTCAAGCTGTTTAGACGAATAATTACCTGATTTTTCCTTTTCCGTGAAGTAATCTTCCATTTCTTTCTTAACACGCTCAAGTTTATCCTCCTTCCGTCTTCTGTACTTCTCCAGCTCATCCTCTCTCATTTTCTTGTTCCTTTCAAGTCCATGCTTGATCATCATATAGTTTTCAACATCGCGATTTCTCTGGGCATCAAAATGGCCGTCCACAGTAGACAGCCGGGATACTTCATCCACCAGCTTCTTAAACTCCGTCTCCTTGAATTTTTCCACATCATACTGGCTTTTCGACTGGGCTGTATTTTCATATACATACGCATTCTCAAAATCCCGTATCTTATGTCCAGTCTCTTTTTCTACTTCTTTTTGGAACTCACGAAGCGCAATCATCCTATCTTGATAACCTTCCCGGAAACGCTGATAGAACTTCCGGGATGATGGTGAGGCTGATTTCAATCCTTCTATCACGCTTCTAATAGCCCTAACCATGCTACGACGTTCTTCTGCCGAAGTGGCAAGCATCGTTCCGCTACTAACCAACGGATCACGGAACAACAATGTATCACGCATATTTCCATCTTTGGCCACTTTATGAATGATCGTAACAAGTGAATCACCTTTTTCAAGACGGTTCTTACTCTTCCATAACATATAAGCAATATCTTCATCCCGCATACGCAAATCGATTCCCAACGACCGGAAAAATCCGCGGATGGCCGATTTTATCTTTTGCCAAATGGACGGCTCGGATACACCGTTTTCTGCAACAGAAGCCAAATACTCTTCCGTCGCGATCCTGAAGTCTCCCCCATAGCGGGAAAGTCCGGCACGGGTAACCTTACGGCGCACATCTTCCGGTAGGTTGCGATAGACAGAATCCATCATGTCGTCAAACTTTTCTCCTAATAGTCCGCGAAGCCCTTTATGCGCAACGACCTCGTGTAAAATGGTCGCTTGTGCGTCGGCGATGCTTTCGGCATTGGGCAAAACCAAATATACTTCGCCAGTTTCCATATCATACCAACCTTTGGACCCTCGTTTCTTCCGTTGAGTATCTTTGTTATCGTCCGTGATATCGTTTACATCCCGGATGATGTGTATCGGAATATGTAGGCCACTTGCCAATTCATCTACGGCAGACGATATTTTTCCCTCGTCAAGGGTTGGATTTACAAAAGATTCCACTATCTTTGTGGCAGATGAAAAGCTACTGTTTTTATCATCAACGTTAGCGGGAGTACTGCTATTTGATATAAAATCAGTAGCTTTTTTCTTGTCGACCCATTTTAGTAAACCATCGTTTATCCATGAATAGATATCCTTAACATAGTCCTTCGGATAAATACTACGCACAGAATTGATTTCAATATTGCCAACCTTACGGTTCACCTGTATAGCCACAACAAAATTATCTCCATTGCTTTCAAGTTCTGTTAAAACGACCTTTGCATCAATTCGTGTTTTGCTGTCAAATACCGCTATCGGATTGGCTATAGCTTGTGGAAGATTCTCTACACTTGTCAAATTGAAAGGATGGTTACTTTTATATTTCTCAGATGCTTTAGTCGCCAATTTATCTGCACGTAACTCTATTGGCAGATAAGGGAATCCCGCAGCCTGTAAAAACCTGGACGGATTCCCCAGCTTGTAAACATGCCCTTTAGGCAAAGAACCGTCAATTTGTCGCTGTAAATCTTCGTTGAAACGCTCGTTCACCTCTTCGATATTCCCAGAAGCCGGTGCATAAGAAGCCGGTTTTCCTAATGCGTCATCGAGGAACAGCTGGTCTTCACGCGCTACGTCTTCCGTTTCTTCTGCCAGCGTTCTCCGTCGCTCTTCCGGTGTCATAGACAAACGCCTCGATACATTACGGGCTTCTGTCTCTCCGGCATTACGCATATAAATATTTTCAGCATCTTTCTTGCTAAGTATCCCAGTTAAATGGCTTTTACCTTCCCTATGTCCTTTTTCATAAGCATCTCTTAGTTCCTTTGAGGTATGGTAAACGGCCAGTGTCTCGATCGGCCCATAGTCTGAGTACATGTTATTTCTACCATAAAGAGGGCCCATCGCGGACCTGACAGCCCAACGCATGTATTTATACTTTCCCCTTTTAATCAATTTTTCAGCCCTTTTGCGAATAAATGCGGCGGTATTAAGCGTATTTAAATCAGCCGTATCTATTTTATATTGAGTATCCAAATATCTGTCTATCACTGCTTCTGGATGGTCGCCTGCCTCAAAACCTTCATATGATTGAATCGCATGCTGTATCTCATGGGCGGTAGTCGATTCATAAAGCCAAGGCCTGTTATGCGCCGTATTGATAACGATTTCATTGCTTCCAAACCATCCGCTGCCATACTCGTCCGGATGAGATTCCAACCGGAATTTCAATTCTTTCAACCTGGGATAGGCCGCGAATAACTCGTCATCTTTGAGGATTTCGCTTAAGCTGTAGTTCTTGCCTTCTTCGAAATTCTCAGGTGGAGCATATTCAAAATCCGGTGTCTCATACCGCCACTTTCCGTCAACGCCACGCTCCCAGCCGGTAGCAAGTTTGATTTTACGTGCATTTTCTCTGCCGTTCACTTGTAAAATTGAAAGCAACTTCGTATCTTTGATATCGGAATTAAGGGAAGTTGTTTGATTAAAACCGGGAGTTGTTATCCCGATTAGTGAATCAAGTAATTTCCCTTTTTCTATTTTGGAAAGTTTGTGGTCATAATAACGAGTGCCCTCTTTAGGCTTGACAATTACAGCACGAACCGTATAATCTTCACCGCCAATCTTCATCCCACAAACATAATAGTCAAACTTTTCAGCGTCAACCTTATCGTCTGTATTAGCTTGTGATTCGATATACACAGCATTCTCGATAATCTGAGGTATGGCCGCAACGCTTTGCAGTTGCTCCGCGTTTTTATAGTCGTGGTTCAGCACCTCCTTGATAGCATTCTTGCCGACCATGACTGTTTCCCCTGTGTCTTTGTTGGTATATTCACCACGCAACCTTTTCCCATACTCCAGTGCATTCTTCTTATATTGTTTCAGATCATCGCTCGGCTCGATCTCCCTGCCTGTTATTTCCACCGGCTCACTTTTACGCAGCTTTTCTATCCGCTGCTTCTTTTCATTGAAAGCGGATTCCATCTCCCTTGCCACATTCAAGTTGTCAAGACGGGTAGTTGCTTCTTCTGCTGCATCAAGCCTTGCTGCTCCCTGCTCGCCGATAAAGCGGAAGCGAGGGTCGCTCTTCCGGGCGTTGAAGCGTTGAGACAGGGGGATGATGTTCCCTTTGTCGTCCCGGGTAACCAGGTCGTTCAACTTGCGGTTGTTCCGGGTGTCCTTATACAGGTAGTCGCTCTTGTCGTCATATCCCCATTCGTTGATGTCGTTCCCGTCCCAATAGAGGTTCTCAGCCGGTACACGTTCTTCCATCATCCGGTAGTCCCCCTCCAAGGCGTGGTTGCCGTGCTGCCGGGCATAGGCTTCGGAGAGTGTCACCCAGTCACCGTTCCGGACGCTTCCCTCTTTGAGTGACTTGGGCACCGCCCGGTAGATGGTGACCATCGGCTTTTCTCCTTTATCTATGGCGTCCAACGCCTCGCTGATAGCCGCTATGCTCTCTTCCCGGTTCTTGTCCCGGTTCATGCGGAACTGTTCGTCCAGACTGTCGCGGATGTTGTCTTTGTTCTGAGCCACGTCGACCATACTCTTGTCGATGCCCTCTTCATCGTAGGAGGGGGCACGGTGCGCCATTCTGAACTCATCCGTCGACAAATAGCCTTTGCGCCGGGCGGCTTCGTTCACGAGGTCGCGCATGCGGCTCTCGTCTTGGGCTTCGACGGCTTCAAGGTAGGCGCGATCCAACGCTTCGCTCGACATCAGTTCAAACTCTTCCAGTCGTTTTCTTTCTGCTGCGGCAGCCTCCTCTTCCCGTTTGCGGGCGGCTTCCATGGCGTTGCGCTCATCCTGCGCCTGCTTGACATAGCTGTCGCGCAGTTCGTCGACATTGCCGAACTTGTCGAACAGCTCCGCCTTGACCGGGGAGAAGACCTTGACAAATTCACCCAAAGATAGCTGGTCGTTTGCCAAGCGGATGCTTCTCTTGATGCTTTTGAACGCATAGCTGGCTCCGCCCAGATTACCTGCTTTCATGGACTCTGCGTACTTCTTTACGTCTGCCTCTTCCAGTTGATGCTTCTGTGCGAACGAGGAAACATCGCTCTCCTTTGCCGTGCGAAAACGCAGGTTGTCATTGTTTTCAGCTTCCCGTTTGTCAAGTTCCTGTTGCGCCTTATTGCTATCTGTCTTTACACTCTTATATTCTGCAAACGCTTTTGTCTTGCGGTGGCTGCTACCTATCCATTTCTCGAAATCCTCCAAGTTTACGGGGGTTACCACCGTCTTGTGCTTCTTCGCCCAATCTTTGTCATAGTTGGCGAAATAAGCCGTCTCGGCATCGGCCGCCTCATTGAAGCCAAGCATTACCTTATGCTCGTCAAAGCTGCCGTCCTCGTTGTATTGATCCACCACAAACGCTTTTCGACCGTTCCACCCATCAATATCATCAGATAGGAACACATCTATATGGTCGCCGTCCACGCCCTCCGTACCACGAATGTAGCCGTAGGTGTTCTGCATGGTCGTTTCCCACTTCTTACCATTAGCATCCACGCCACTACGAACAGAACCTTTCGGTTGCTCGATGCTAATATCAAATGTACCTACACGCACATGCCCTTTCTTGTAATTGCCGGCTTCCTTCTGGGCTTCGGTAGGATTTATATCGGTATTTGCTTCGGCATCTGCAATTTTTTCGCTTAACCCACTGTTATTACGAGATAAATCACTATCTTTGTCGGTAGAAGACAAGTCAGACGGAAGAGTGGAAAGGCTTGCCGCCGCCTCTTTAGAGGCCAGTATGAGGAGTTCGCCGCCCTCACGTTTGGCTTGTCTTTTTATTCTGTCAAGATTCCTATTATCCAGAGTGTACCACCCTACAATTTCCACATTATCCTTGTTGCTGTTTACTTCAAGAACAACTATCGGACTTTTATCATCCAACTTTATTACAATCCAGTGGTTCTTTTTGGTATTCGGCTGCGACTGTCCTACAATGTCAGGATTATATAAAGCTCTCTCCAATATATCCCTACTTGATTGAGGAGTAAAGGCATGAGCCTTGCCGTTCTTATCGAATATGTTCTTCTTTATAATAACACGCTTTCCGTCAGCTCCGATTGCATCAGACACATTCTTTGGAACAACGGGCAACCCTATAGTGCGATAAGGAGATGTAAAGTCTTCATCTGTTATATCCGATACACTACTTACATCCTCGATAATAAGATTACCTTCGGAGTCTATAGGATTACCCTGCCTATCTATTTCTCCGGGTGCGCTTTCTTGTGCAACTCCATTCGCGCGATCAACACCGGGGCCAGCCGGTTCTCCTGCTTCAATTTCTTCACTTCGCCCGGTCTGAGCAGATTGTTCTCCTTGCAGTATCTCGCTGCCTCCTTCGCGTAAGACATCGCCTCCGCTTTCGTCATTTCCTTCAGTGTTTTCATCTTTTTCTGTTCTATTTTGTGCCAATATAGCATCTATTTCTTCCAGTTCCTCCTGGATTGCCTGAATTTCGTCAGCCATCTGAGAATCCAACTCAAATTGTTCTTCATCAGTAAGCAGATTTTCTTTAAAATCACGAACAACCGCATCTTCGTATGCCTCATAATCTTCAGGCGAAAGGTGATAATTTTCCTCGCACCAGCGAGCATATTCGTTATATTCTGCCTGCCGTATCTCCTCGGCTTTCGCTTCGCGGCGGTTCTTGATGTAGTTGATCAGATCGCCACGGGTACGCGCAGTCGAGAGCACCTCAATAATAGCATTACGACCGGCATTCGGATCATTCTGGTCAAAGAAATTAGAACCGTTCTCCAAATCCGCTTGCATCAGGATTTCGCCGGCACGCTCTATCGATACACCACCTTTATCTTTCCCGGCAAACAATCCAAACAGCGAACGGGATTCAGATATACGCCCTCCGGTTTCACGTCGATAATCATCCTGCAGCAACTTTATAGAACCATTGGCCAGCATTTGCGCAGCCAGTTCTTCCCCGCTTTGTGGTGCAGTATTACGCATTAAATTAATAGCAGCTTCTTCACCCGGTTTCACACGGGCATCCTGCAATTTTGATTTAATATCTTCCCAATAGCTCTTTTCCTGTTCGATAGGCTTCCGCCCTTCTTCCCACTCTTTTTTTCTGGCTTTATAACCGTCTATATCAAGCTCCATCACAGGAGCCTTTTTGCCCGACTCGGTTAAACGCCTTTCTGCATCAGAAATATGATTATTTACAAACTGGTCCACTTCTTCAAGTGTCAGGGAACCGTCAAGAAGAGCATCTAAAGTATCACTAATTTCTGCCTGATGATAAATAGGATTACCAGCCTCGTCCATGGGAATAGATGATTCTGGAGTATTTGACTCTTGGTTAATCGGAATTTCCGTCTGGGATGCTGGTAAAATAACATTTTCTTCGGCAGAACTATCCACATCTGGCGTGACAGTCCGGTAAAACGCTTCCAGATCTGCCAATTCCTGTTTTTTTACACGTATTTCATCCCGCAACGATGCACGTTCCCCACCCGATGCTTTCTCAATCCGGGATTCTGACTTGGATATTTCACTTCGTTTATTCTCTATATCCGCACGCAAATCTTCAAGAGCCGTCTGAGGAGATTCGGAAAGGGACGTATATTCATATTGCTGCTGTGGAGTCATGGCCTTATAGTCGATCGTCCCGTCATTTCGTTTGGGCAACGATGCGACAACACTCTCCAACGTCTTTTCCGGCACATTTTCTAACACTCTGCTGTCTCCATCCGTTGAAGAATCCTCATTTTGGGTTTGATTTTTTGACATATTGTCAATAATAGAATCCAACCCTATTTCTTCCGTCATGCCATCAACTTCAACGATAACACCTCCATCATCGCTCATCTGCTGCACTATCCCTTGACGACCGTCCACCAAATTCACCAAATCGCCAGGATTAAACATCACCGGCTGCATATCTGCTGCTTCGGACTCCATCTCTTCTTGTGCAATCACTTCGCCGGGGACTGTGTTTATGATATCGGCATATAATTGCTCAACTGGATACTGTTCGATCAAACTATCGAACATTTCAGGTCGTCCTTGCTGGACTTTGCCATTTTCATCAAGATAATACAAAATATCATCCGACTGTTTTGCATCCACCAATCCTTCTTCGTCAAAAACAATATTACCGCCTGTTATATAAACCGGCTGGTCTGAAGAAGGAAATTTGACTGTAACAACTTGCCCCATGTCTTTATTGGCCGTTCGGCCAATATCATCCATACGGCGTCTTGTTTCTTCGTCAATACGCGACTGCACATAGTCTACATATCCGTTATAATTCAGCAGACTGATTGTATACTTTCGTATATCTGCAAGATCCTCACTACTCAATCCTTTAACAGAGGCAACTTTATCGACAAAATCCTGTACAGATCCAAGAGACTGTGAATGCTTAAGTACTACTTCGTTAAATTTATCCATATCTTCTCCCAAAATACGCTTTGCAGTTTCAGAAGAAGCCTTGTAGTTATTTGTTATGTTTTTCTTTCGCTTAGAGTCATAGAGCTTCGATCCGCCAATCACAGGAACAAACTGCGCCCCTCCCATTGATCCCGTCACACCGGCATCAAGCATTGTTTCAAATATATTGTCAGTGCGTTCTACCCCCGTCTTCTTATCAATGAGATATTCGGCCAATGCGTTGGCCATCTCTTCCATTCCTTCCGAGGCAATTGGAGCAGTAATCCAATGTTTACTTTCGAACGCAGCCATTTTATCAAGAAAATTCTTCTTTATCACATTAGCTGCTGCTACTCGTCCGTTCTTTTTCAATAGATTTCCGATCGTTTTCCCAATCATTCCGGCACCAAGGACCTCTGTTAGCGATTCAGATGCACCGCTACCAATTGCATTGATCCATTTATTCACCTCGCTCAACTCTGGATTTTGCGCACCCAGCTCATCATATTTGTCTGACGCAGTTATGGCTCCGGCTCCAATAAGCCCAGGAGCCATTCCACCTGTCAAAGCAGTAGAGCCAGCAATAGCAAGACTTGTAGGTGCGGACTCTGTTGCACTCAACAGCGCAGATCCCATAGCCCCAGAGTAATCACCATCGCTCCACAAAGAAGAAAATCCTTTTCCTTTATAACGATCAGACGCTTTATGTAGTTTATCAGCCCATTCATTGAGCTTTTCCGCCTCTGCACCAAATGTTCCGCTTCTTGGAATACCTATCTTTTCGAGAGCTTTCGTTCCCTTGTCCATCAAATTAAGAGTACTCCCGGCCAAATGACCAAGCCCAGAGGCAAATCTTTCACCTAAATCACCAACAAAACTACCCGTATCCCGCATCTCATCTATGGAGATATCCGGCTCTGGATGTTGCTGCATGAATATATCATATTGTGATGCCTTGACACGATACGGCTTATCCGGCCTCTCAATTACTGTCACAGCATCTGGATATTCCGATGCAAAATCAGGTATATATTCTGGGGAGACATCATACTTAACCCCCTTGTTTTCAAAAATAGGCATAACTTTATTTGCTTTTCGGTTTATACTTAATCACTTCTTGTTCCGGACTGAAATCAACAACCTCTTTTCCATTCAAGTATTCAGGAGGACGATACGGCCCGCTATACTCCTGTTTTGGTAAAAATCGCTGTAAATATTCATAAACGGTCTGCTGTGTATCTTTCGGCTCATATGCCCCGTTTATAATCGACTCCAATTCATCCTGTAACTCTGGAAAATCCTTTATCTTCCTTTTCACAATAGATAGCATCTTAGTTGACTGATCTCCACCTTCACCCATTTGCATTTTTATGTCGTCAACTGTACGCCTGTCGTTAGGATTAGAAGCTATTATTTCCTGCATCCTATTGTATAAATACCCAGCTACCGCGGTTGCTTCGTCTTTAGGTATCACTGTTTTTCGCCCATTCTGGCCAATCAAATAATCGAACTTATCTTTTCCATTCTGACTTGCCGCAATCCTCTGCTGCTGGAGTTTTAGCATCGCTTCTCTATATTCGGCAGTCTTTTTATTCTCCTCCGCCCGCAATCGAGCATTTTCAGCATCTTTCTGTATCTGCCTGTTTATATCCGCCAGTTTAATCTTTGTATTAGTATCAAACTTATGCTTCTCCCAATCGGCATTAGCTTTTGCAACAGAAGCGGCCCTTTCATTTTGATAATCCTGTAAGCGGGCATTAAGAAGAGCATTATCGAATCGGACGCTATCTGCCCGCTGAAGGTCTTTCAGTCTTTGCAATCTTGCGTCAGCTATGCTTGTGTTCGATTGAGGCTGGTCAAATATCCTACGACCGGCTACACCAGTCGCAAGATTGACACCTAACCCCAATATATCCGATAACATCCCAAGTTTTTTCTGCCGTTCCGCTTCTGCGACCTCTTTTTCATACGAGCGCGGCCTGCCGTACTGACTTACGATATCATATATAGTTTGAGGCTGAATGGTTGTATGTGATACCGGTTCCACCTCTACTTTATCTGGATATTCCGGTCGAGGAACATTTAACGAAGAACCGGACAACATAGGCGTATCTTCAGCAGGAGCCGGAGTAAACGTGCCGTCCGGCTTTTGTCTTGCTTTTAGCTTTTCGAATAATAATCCCATATCAATCCTTATTTATTCCACACACTACCCAGTCTATCTACCATCTTACCCGCTAACTTGGAGTTTCCAAGCAGGCTACCAGCAGTCTGCAAAGCACCACCAGCCATACCGGCATAACCTCTTTCCGACATGGCTGATTGGCCAAGACGAGCCTGATCAAGTGCATTCTGCTGATTTAGGTACAGGGATTTTACATTGTTCTTATACGCATCGGCATTTGCCTGAATGCCGGACGCGGCATCAGCAATAATTTCATTGTTCGCCTGCTTTTGTGCAACGACAGCTTCCGGGGTTGCGCCTGTTACAGCCGCCGAAGCTGCAGCAGTTTGGTTGCTTTTTCTCATCGTATCCCTTACCCGCTTCATGGCCGCCTGTACATCCGATCGATCCATATAATTCTGGTAATATTCGCTATTGAAGAAATCTTCATTTCGCTGTTTAGCTTCGCGGATGATCCGATCCTGACGCTTTCTTTCTTTAGCCGCCTTGATACCTCCAAACATTGAATTTGCAAGCCCTAAGCCGCCTCCTATTAATCCCAACATATCAATACTTTTTTCCACAAATGTAAGATTACAGGACCACTACGCACATGTTAAATTGATACTTTAATTAAATACACATATATTATTGTTTCATACATTGTTATATTTGCAATAAAAACTATTTACAAACTATATATGGCAAGACCGAAAGGAGCACCGAAAGTCGGGGGAAGAGTAAAAGGAACACCAAATAAGATTAAGTTGGAAATCCGCATGAAGATGTCAGATTTTATCATTGACCATTTCAACGACTTCGTCAAGTATTGGGAAGAACTACCGAAGGATTCCCCTGCTAAATTTAGCACATATATCAATGTGCTAAAGTATGTATTGCCTCCTATAGCAGCCGAACCCTTAAGTGAGGAAGGAACAGAGTCGACTGCAGCAAGTGCAATATCAAAGAGTATCGAAGATTTAAAGAACGCATCAAAATAAGATACAGTATGACAACAGTAATCAACATCAACAGAGCCTTGATATTCGAGGGTATCTCCAAAATAACCGGCTTTATAGGCAAAAACGTTGAAAACGGACTGGATCGCATTGCGGTGACGGAAGACGAAAGAAATATCATCGACGACCTCATTAGAAGTTCGATCATATCCATGACTGCTTTCGTTTCAGCGTATCATCCTGTTTTAAATGACAACGGAATAACCATTGAGACACCTTCGAATTTTGACAGGGCCGCATCCGAAGCGTTACAATCGGAAATGGAAACGTATATCATCAATCAATCATGCTGCAACTGGTTCCATATCGCAAGAGAAGAAAACGATGCGGGAAAATACAGCGAATATGCAAAAAACAATATCCTCAATATTAACCTACTCCTTTCGAGGAGAACAAGACCTCAAAGAATATGACTGTTCAATTTGAAATAACAAAAAAAGATGTGCTTCTGCAGGTCAAAACAGAAGCCTTTGTAACAGGTGAAGCAAACAAGGACGGCGAGCTCTCCCGTATCAACCATGCAACAAAAACACAGGCAAGCGACGATGACGATGATATTCTTAATGAGTATATCAATACGGCAGCATCAGCTATTACCGATTTGCTGTCCGGCCATCTTTCGCCATCACCGCCTGCAGATCAAAAAGAAAAGTTTATCTTCACATGCCAAATGCCTGATTCGTACGATACAAATCAGAACTGGGCTATCACAAACGGCATCAAAGATTATATGTCGGCCTATACTCTATACAAATGGTATAAAAGGGTGGCTCCAGACATGGCAGATGCAAGTGAATTAGAAATTATCAGGTCTGATATCAATCATAGGATAAACCAAAGAAGAAAACCCGTCAGACGGCCTGTTCTTCCTCTCAACTTTTAAAAGAGACAACCGCTAACTCTAAAACTTAGCGGTTGTCCACATTATACGCAATACCGGCTCATCTCAAGCGATTCGTGTAGGTTTCATCCACCATAAACTCAATATAGTTTAACGCGACATCCGTACGCACCCCTCCGACCAAAGCTATCATGAAATATTTGAACGCTTTCGTTTTATTCATTTTGGTAATAAGGTCGCGCACGTCTTCGATCTTTTCACGCCCGGACAGCAGAATAAAGTGTTCGGCATCGTTGCTACCCAAAACATAGAAGCCGCATTTGCTGAAAGCCAAAATCTCTTGATCCCTGAATTTAACCGTCTCTCCGCGAAAATATACTAATGATTCGGATGGACGTATTACGCCACGAATAGCTGATTGCACGATACGTTTATGGGTAAGCGTGCCAAACTTGATAGGACGAGTCAGCAGCAGTATTTTGTTGACTGTCCTATGTCCATTGTGCATATTGTAAACCCCGTGGTCGTTGAATACGGCCAAACATTCGGGATAAGAGTTTAGAAAGCGGTTGATTGAAGCGGAAATCTTGTACCAGCTACCCGATTGCATATTGAACACGTAGGAATATGGGTAGTTCCGGTTTGCTACAATAACCTCTTTGTCTTTATAATTATACCCGACCTTTGCTTCCTCCAAATAATAAATAAATTCAGTGGAGGAAAGTTTGTCGCTGAATCCACCCACACCTGCAATTTTTTTAATTATAGGCGAACTGTCGACTGCCGTAGGAAGATAACCTTCCATGTCGGACGATATATCTCTTACAGTCGATCCTGATAGGACCTTCAGCCCTGAATCCGTAGAAAACACAATTGCATCATCAGTGAAAACAATGGAATCTGGATTATTGCATACATCCCGTGTCACAGAAAAAGAATTTGCATAAGCGATATCGCCGGTTCCGACCGATAAGGCAAAAACACCTTCGCCCGTAAACACATAAAGAGGAAATTGCCCGAACTGGCCTGTCGACAAGGCCGTTGTCGCTGTAGCCATTGCCACTATGTTACGACTCGAAACCGTATATGTTTGTTTGGCGGGAAAATAAAACGGGTTTGAGACATTTGATACCTTCAATTTATTGGGAGCAACCGACACGGAATCTTCTGGCAAAGGCGTATAGGTCCCATACTTATCGGTTATCGAGTAAGGATAAAGTCCTTTTAAGCTATAGGCTATGTTCAAGAAAGGATGTGGCTTTAACGGAATCTCATCGTAATACTTATCATTGTAGATAATCATTTTGACCGCCCGTGAATCCGGGTAAGACAGGTATGGGGAAACCATAGCACCATAGGCCGTACTTGCTCCATGTACTATTTTCATTCCGCTTTCCGTCTTGACATGCACCTCCGTATTTACCGTAAATTCGTTAATGTCGCTAACCGCAAACATTCCCAGAGGATAGGGTTTGGCAAGTTTTTCCCGGATGTTCCCTACATGCAGCTTTCCGTTATATGTATACAGGTTTCCGGTTATCCTGCTTCTCGTAAAATCATCATCAGTTGCGACTTCTTGCTGTTCCAGGTTCTTAAATGCCTTGCCTTCGGCAAATATATTTTCAAACCCATTCGATATATCTCCGATCGGGATGCTTTTGACAAGATAAAAATTAGATATTTCCCCTATTTCTTCAAGCAATTCGCTTTCCGACTTAAACGGAAGATCCACCATCATATTATTCTTGTCCAAAACGGTCACTGTTTTTATCGTACTATCAAGATCATTGATTACAAACGGTCTTGAAACGAATATGTCCACAGACGAAGCGACATCTTTCCAGCCGGACAAGCCGGATAAATCATATTTAACGCCTATGGTCCGAGGGTTTGCGATAAGTTTATAAGTAAAACCTTCCACCGACAGGGAGTCAAAATCAAATTTAGTTTTACTTACTGCCATCCTAATAAAATTTGGTTCGCCGACCAGCAGCGGGGACGAATGCATCACGTAGCTCTCATCGAACAGCCTGACGGCATACCTTACAAGGACAGGATATATAACATGTCCTGCATCATACACATCTTCTTGCAACAGTTTGTAATAACTTGCTTTAAAAGAATTGGTAATAATCTTTTCCCCGGCCTCGTTCAATGTTGCAAGGCTCCCGACATCCTGAATACGAACTGCCGGCTCCAAATTACACGATATATCATCCGAGTAGACAGCTTCTTCTTTAATACAAGAAAAACGGATCGACGGTTCCGGAATCTGATCACCAAGATATGTATATTCCCCACCTATGAATATTGCATAATGGATACTTTCGCCCGTCGCCATGACGAGGATATTCCCGACAGATTGTATCTGCTTTACGCCAGGTATCTGCGCGAAAGTTGTATTCTTTACAACCCATTGCCCGTCCACTTTATCGCTATCGAAAAGGACAATGTCATTGGCATACGAAATCAAATGCTCGTACGTGCCGTTTTTGTGCACAAATACCGGAGATTTTCCCTCTGCAAACTGACGTTCAAGTATTGGCCTCCCAACGGGTTCTATCGATCCGTTTTTAGGACGTGCATTTATCAGTTCCGAGCACATCCCGTCTTTTGACACGCCATCATCTGTATTACGGCTTATACCTCCCAGCCCAACATTGACCTTATTCATAGATTCTTACTTTTTACAAAGTAAGGCATTGCAAGTAATGTAGTAACTGTTATTTTGGAACAAATAAAAGGCTTACCCAAAAGATTGCCGTTCCTATGAAAAACCCTTTCCTTTTTGCCGTTCGTAAAATCTGTGTTCTTTTTTGTCCAGATTATCAACCCTAAACAACGCTTTACTCCCAATAGGCATATCTTCTGGAAGATGTTTTACCAACTCGGAAATTACATCGTTAACATTGTTATACCCCAAATCTTCAAACGAATATATTTTCTTCTCTTGGAAAAACACAGTGCCACGGACCATGTTTTTGAATGATATTCTAAATTGAGTTTGCTCCACATCTACATCATCTTCCAATAAATCCGGCAACTTATCATAAAACACAAAATCTATCACTTTCCGGTTTAACTCCGAAACAATCGAGTAATCTGGTTTGACATATACCTCCGTCACTTTATGAGCGCTTGCATGGTTCATGGCAAACGCCACATCATACATAGTTGCCCTTATATCATTTCTCGCAATCGTTCCCCAGCTATGCCGGAACGTGTAGACACAATATGACTCTGGAAGTTCATTGAATTGACAAATTTTCCTTAGACCGCCATTCACATTCACATTAAAAATGTCATTATCAGAATAACGTTTATGGAAATTAAAAAGATATTCATCCCCGTCTTCAGATTTGTATTTTTCAAACAAGTCTTTTAAAATATCCGGTACATCCAGTTCCATATACGCACCATCACTCCTGAACTTAGCCGTCTTCCGTCTATTATAGGAAATTTTCCCATCTTTATAATCGGATACCTTCAGATGATACAAATCTGCAGTATTTATACCTGCCAAACACATCACCATCTTGGCAACATCTTGAGCTAATTCCGGGAGTGGACATTTCATCTTTGAAGGAGGAAGAGGTAATTCAAAGAATTTTTTTATTTCTGAAGCAGGTATGGCCTTATGTTCCGGCTTATCGGATTTAGGAATAACAATCTTTGGCCAAGGATTCGTTTTTATCTGGATAAGCCCACGGTCATAATCGTTATACTTCAATATGGCAGCTTTGAATATTTGTCGTACGCAAACAGGATACATCTCTTTCGCCCTTGATGTTCCAGATAAAGATTTCATCCAATCATTTACAAATTTAGTTGTGAATCTGGAAAACATCAGTTTATTCGTCCCGGCGAATCTTTCCAAATGCTGATACGCCAACTGATAATTTTTTGCATTTCTTTCTTGACCGGATTTTGCCATTTCAAACTTATATTTTCGTGCAAAATCTGAAAAGCACACGTCGGTTTCTGTTTTTTCCAAAAAATCAACAAGCTCTTTTATGCTCCATTTCGATATATCTTCTTTATTGGCTTTATCTATATATGTCTTAATAATGTCTGAACAAAAAGATAACACAAAAGGATCTTTCACTTCGCCTGTGCGTGTTAATCCTTTTTTATCCACCATCTTATCCGTTTTTATGTAAGACGATTTTCGATTATGAGTAACCCTTATGTAAACGGGATAAAAACCGTCACTTCTCTGTTTTTGCACACATGTCTTGAAAGTTGCCATAAATCAATAATTTAGAACTATAAACATACTCTAAACATATGCTGCAAAAATACTAAACTATTTCTAAACATCTACCTGCATTTTATTCATTTTACGCTTATAACGCAATAAATAATAAAAGGCTGACAGACAGCTCAACAACTATCTATCAGCCTAACTTATTGATAATTAAAGTGTATTTCTAAAGAAATATCAGTCTTCTATAGCAGCCTGCGCCACTTTCAGATGGAATTGAAAATCAAAATCTTATGCAACTTTAGCAAGTGATTTGTAAGTTTATGATTATCATTACTGGCAATAGTACATAAAAAGTAGTCTTATTCCTCTATCGCAGCTTGTGCCTCTTTAATTCATATCTGAATATCAGTAGCTTTCCTTTGCTTTGTAAGTAGTTTGTAAGTTTCAGGACTCTTCCTTTTTATGGATTACTTAAAAAAGGTAAGCTGCAAAATGGTTTTAATCATTGAATTATCTGTATGGGTACTACAGATGAAATAATTAATATCTTATTCCTTTCTCCTTTCTTTTAATAGTTCAATAATCATATCTTTATCCTTCAGGTTTGAATCAAGACGTAAAATTTGTGAGTTCAGACTCTCTATCTGTTCTTTCAGAAGCTTGATTGTTTCCCTCAGGTTCTCCGTTTCTTTCTTTTCGTTGGATAATTGTACAGCAAGTTCCGCGTCACCTATCAGGTTATTCGCATTTCCCTCCAAGGCAACGGCTGCAAGATGTGCCGATATATTATGTTGTTTCGGACAGAAAAGGGAAAAGAAATTGAAGTCCAATGCTTCGCTGACTTTAATAAGCCTGCTTGTCTCCATTGTCTCCCTTTCCAGTATGCGGTTTATGTGCTGCTGCGGTACACCTATTTTACGTCCCAGCTCAGATTTGCTCAATCCAAGCTCGTTACGTCTTTTGTCGATAGCCTGACCTACATGCACGTGTTTTATGTCATTATCCATGCGATTCCTTCAATAAATACATCTTAAACAATAAATCATCAAACAAATATTTGGTTATATAAACCATTTTACGTTACTTTGTGACGTAACCTATTCATTTGGTGAATACAAAGTTAAACATTAAATATTAAACATCCAACAATTATGTCTGAAAACTTAGAAAAAATCCGTCCGGCACTTGTTGCCCTTGAAGTAGGTGAATCCGTTTCATTCCCCATTTCACGTTTGAAAAGCGTCCGTACACAGGCCTCAGAGCTTGGTGCCATTTATAACCGTCAGTTCAAGACCAGGACTGACAGGGAAAACCACACCATTACGGTCAAACGAATAGTATAGAAATCAAATCAGGTTCATATGAAGATATTACAGTTTCTGGACCATCTTATACCATACGAAACATTTCTGAATGACCTTTCCTCCAGAATTGTCAGGCAATTGAAAGCCGACAAGGATGATCCTGAATTCATCAGCCAGAGGAAGGCATACGAGCTGTTTGGCCGCAGGAATGTAGAACGGTGGAAACGTCAGGGAAAGGTGGTTTCCTACAAAAGACCCGGTAAGGTGGAATACCGCACGGCAGACCTCAGGCTCTTGCAGCGTACCACCCAGGACTATTTTGATGGAAGTCTGCCAAAACAGGCCGAAAGACCAGTCAAAAGAGATAAATGATAAACATATTATGGCTAATATTTTAATAGTGACAAACTATGCATGTTTAGTTTAGCCGTGATACTCTATGAAATATAAAGAAAGCAATTATAGTAGGTACAGGAATGTGCGTCAGTAACCTTTGTTCACCAGCTTATAGCTTTACCACCTAACGATAAAGCCGGACAGGTCTTTTGTATCGCACATTCATAATGATTTTATAATAATGAAAGAAATCAGACCAGCGTGCGATCCAAACGGTGTCTATTCAGTCAAGCGCACCTGTGCTGAACTCGGTATCAGCAACAAGACACTCAAAAAATACAGAGAAAACGGGTATATCCAACCGCTCAATCCTAATAATGTCAGCCGCCCGAAATACTCCGGCCAGTCAATAATCGATTGTTGGAACCTGCTCAGTACGTTATGA